ATGGAGACGTTACCCATCAGGAACCGGCGCTTGCTGGTGATCGATGAGCGGCAGGCGGATCGAGACCGTGTATGCGGGTTGTTGCAGGGAACCCTAGGGGCCGAATCGCCTCCCGTGGCGCCTGAGCGGGGCTACCAGGTGGATACGGCGGGAAGCGCCGAGGAGGCATTGGGGCGGATACGCTCGGCCCTCCAGGCCGATGCGCCGTATGCCGTGGTCTTCCTCGGGATGCCGTCGGTAGGCGCGGATATTCCCGTTCTCGAGCGGTTCTGGCGTCTCGACTCCCGCTTGCAGGTCGTGGTGCATGCGCCTCCCGCCGATTTTCCGCTATTGGCGCCGTGGGCTGCGGAAGAGCGCCTGCTGCTCCTCGGCCTGCCTTTGCAGGGACAGGAGGTCCGCCAGATGGCCGGCAATCTCAGCGCCAAGTGGAACGTGACGGCTCACCTCCAGTTGCAGATGAGCCGGATGGAGGCTGCCATCCAGGAGATCACCCGGGAAGTCGGCCAGGCCAAGGAGGCGCTGGAGAAAGAGATCGGCGAGCGCAAGGAACTGGAAAGCCAACTGGTGCAGACGGAGAAGCTTGCCTCGATCGGCCACCTGGCCGCCGGCGTCGCCCATGAGATCAATAACCCCATCAGCTACGTTTCCTCCAACTACACCACCCTGGAGGAGCACGTCAGGCGTTTGCTGGAGGTACTTGAAGCCTATGAAGAGGCTCGCCCCGCGATCCGCGACGAGGCGCTGGCAAGACGCCTGGAGCAGCTCGGTGAGCGGGTCGAACTGGCCTTCGTCAAGGAGGATGTCGCCGTGTTGCTGCGCGAATCCAGGGAAGGTATAGGGCGGGTGCGCAAGATCGTCCAGGACCTGAAGAACTTCTCCCGCGTCGACGCCGAGGACGACTGGCAGTGGACCGATCTGCACCAGGGGATCGAGTCGACCCTCAATATCGTCGCCAGCGAACTGAAGTACCGGGCCGACGTGGTCCGCGAATACGGCGATCTACCCGAGGTGAAGTGCCTGCCGTCGCAGATCAACCAGGTGGTGATGAACCTGGTGATGAACGCGGCCCAGGCGATGGGGCCGGAGCGGGGTCGCATCGTGATTCGCACGGGGCATACCGTGGAGCATGCCTGGATCGAAGTGGAAGACTCGGGGCAGGGTATCTCCCCCGAGATCCTGCCGCGCATCTTCGATCCGTTCTTCACCACCAAGCCGGTAGGCAAGGGGACCGGCCTGGGGTTGTCGCTCTCCTACGGCATCGTCCAGAAACACGGCGGCACCATCGAGGTACGCAGCCAGCCGGGAGTCGGCAGCGCTTTCCGGATCGTGCTTCCCCTGGAATCACCCGGCAACCTGGGCGGAGCCCACGGAAATTAACTGTTGCGCCGGCTAGAGTAACGTAAGACAATGATTTATCTACCGTTTGGGGTGGGTCTCGGGTTGGGATGCCGGTTTGGTTCCCGTTGCCGGCTCACTTGAAGCGAGATCCTGCCCGGATGGCGAAATCGGTAGACGCAAGGGACTTAAAATCCCTCGGGGGTAACCCCGTGCCGGTTCGACCCCGGCTCCGGGCACCATCGTGTTTCCTGACGTTCAGCCGATTCCAGTAAAGAAAGTCCCTCCATATTTCTTTCCGCAATTCCCGATCATTTCCGCAATCTTCTACTTCGTCGGCTTCACTTTCTTGCCTTTCCGGTCGCGGATGTAGTGCTCGGTCATCGTTACCGTCGTGTGACCCAACTGGTCCCGAGCCTGCAGAATGTCGCCACTTGATTCGGCAGTATCGGTCCCTCCCTTGGCTCGCAGATCTCTGAACTGGAAAGCCGATTTTGGGATCCCCGCTGCCTCCCGGGCCTTGTCGAAACGACCTCTGAGCATGTGATAGGTCATTGGCTGGCCGTCATCGATGACGACCAGGCGCGTCGAGCGGACGCGGTATCCAGCCTTCCTGGCCATAATCCTGTCGATCAGCAGCTTCAGTTCCCCGATCAACTCGATACGACGCTTCGCCAACGTCTTGCCTTGGCGAATTGCCAAAGTGCCGTCGCGGATATCGCGCTCATCCATCTTCAGGGTGTCGGCCACGCGCTGGGCCGTCAGGTAAGAAAGGTCCATGGCATCCTTCAGTCCCTGATCTGCCGCCTCATAGACCGCTGCATAGAGGTCATCCTCGACATACACATCACGCCCGCGCTCTCTGTTCCGTTTCACGCCTGAGCATGGGTTGGCCAGTTTGGTGTAGCCCATCTCGCGCGCGTAGTTCCAGATGGCCGAGAAAAGGGAGATTTCCCGATTTGCGCGAACCGGCGCCGACCGCCGGAAGATCAGGTACTGCTTGATGTGCTTCGGTTCGATATCCCCGATGGCTGCAGGTGGATCATCGAAGAACGCCAGCAGTTGCTTGAGCTCGCGGGCGTTGTCCTTCTGCGTTGTAGGGCTTTTCGTTGGCACGACGTCGATGAAGTAGCGTTGAGCCACATAGCGAAACGTGAGCGTCTCCGCTAGCCTTGCATCGGCTGTGCGCGCCCTCTCCAGGCGGGCGTATTCAGTGATCGCCAGGCCGTAGTCCGTTCCGAGGGACAGTTCTTTGCGTGGCTTGCCGCCGAGGTCGTAGTAGTAATAGATCTTGTCTCCGCGGCGTCTTTCGCGGAGCCGGGGAATGCTCCCCGGTTTGGTCGGCCGTCTTCCCATTTATCCTGCTTTCCTTGGAGTCCAGCCCGTCTTCTCGGGTTTCGCAGCCGTGGCCGGTGCCAGCAGGCTGGCGGTGATGACACACGGCCAGCCGTTGGCCTTCACAGTGTGGCGAATGCCATTTTTTTTCAGGACCTCTATCTGCCTGGCCTTGGTGCGCGCCCCAGTCAGTTCGCACACCTCCTCGTGGGTCAAGAATGTGATGTTTTCCATGAGGTAATGCCTCTCCCGGCCTATAGCCGGACGCTTCCGCAGCCCTTTCCGTTGGGCTGCGGAGATGGGATTTCAGGTACGATGCGCCGGCTCACCGGTGACGGGGGCAGCCTTGGCGGGTATGTGCATTGGGATGAGCCCGGCACCGGGCGTTGGCCAGGATGGCAAAAAGACTGCCGCTCATGTAGGTTGCGATAGCCGTTAGCGTCAGGAAGCCATCATGCTGGAGCTGTTTAAGGATAGGGAAGCCGAGTACCTGCAGTGGGTAGAGTCGAATCCTGCTGCTTACGTTGCGAACGTAGATAAAGCGCATTCCTTCCCGCACTACCCGGTGGTCCACCACGCCTCATGCAGCACGTTGGCCGGCAAGGAGAACTACACCGTTGGCGACTACTACAAGGTCTGCGCTGACACCTTAGAGGAAGTTGAACAGTGGTCTCTGCGGGAAGTGGGGAGGCCTGCTCACTGCTGTGTCGTCTGTAGCCCTATTCGCTGGACTGGCTTCTGGTGGGTCAACCATAAGCAAACTGCCAGGGTCGAACTGGACGGCGGCTACATCTGGTCGCCGAAGAAGAAGAAAGGAGGTGCCCGCAACCAGGCGTACATCAATCTCACTCTGGTTCGTCCTGGTGATTTCGTTGTTTCCTATGCCGGAGGCGTCATCAAGGCCATCGGCGTTGCAATGGCACGATATGCAGAGTCGCAGAAGCCAGAGGGCTATGGCCCCGCAGGCGAGAATTGGAATCAGGCCGGTTGGCGGGTACCAGTTGAGTGGACTCTGCTCGACACTCCAATTCGACCGAAGGAACATATCAGCGAGATAGCTCCACTGCTGCCTGAGCGGTACTCGCCCCTCCAACAGAGCGGCGATGGTAACCAGGGCTTCTATCTGTCCAACATCTCCGATGAGCTTGGAGCGGTGGTGCTGCGTTTGGCTGGTGCTCGGGCCGCAACTGCCCGACAGATCGCTGAGCGCGTCACCTGCAAAACATCTGGTCGGCTACCCGTGGCGCAACTGCGTAAGGTCACAGCATTTCATGTATGGGAGGCCGTTCGGGATCTGCTTGAGGGTGTCGAGGTCCCAGATTTCGGCTCCCCCATCAAGTTCGAGTTGGTGACTGAGGACGGCGAAAGGTTGCCACCAAAAGCAGTTTTCGGACTTGCCGCGACGCGGGCCCTGGGATTTGCCATCAAACCGAAGCATTTCACTGCAGGTGTGGGTAGCCCTTGCTTCCAGATTCTTATGGACGCTGGCTTTCCAATCGTCCCACTTGGGGAAAAGGTGGCTGCTCCAGAAGCGCATATCCTTCTTGAGGATCAGCTCTGGACAGAGGGTAATCCCAAGCTGGCAACCCATCTCCGCCGGGAGCGCGCCACCGGTCTGGCTAACGCCAAGAAAGCCAAGTTCCGTGAGGAGCATGGCGAGCTCTTCTGCGAGCGTTGCAAGCTTAAGCCCACCGAGGTCTATGGTGAGTTGGGAGATGCCTGTATCGAAGTACACCACAATGCAACCCAAGTCGCTGATATGGCGGCCGGGCATCAAACCAGTCTCGAAGATCTTCAGTGCCTGTGCGCCAACTGCCATCGAGTAGTGCACCGACTCCTCAAACGGGGACTGGTTCCGCACCCATAGAGTCAGGTGAAGCAGTGGCCGCTGACGCAGCCGTGACCAAAGAGCACGCCGTTGCTGTCGTCGAGGTCGGCTTGGTCGAGCGGAACGCAGTCGGGGTGCAGGAAGGCGTGCGGATCGCGCTCGCGAATATCACGGTCCAGGGCGATGGCCTGTCGCCAGTCGGCAGGTTTGTTGTCACGAATGTCGCGCCACTCTTCCTGGGTGTGATTCGGGCAGTTCCAGCAGGACGAGCGGGGCGGAGCCGGCCAGCCCATGCGATGCACTAGGGCGATACAATCGCCGCGGTTCATGCGCTGTTCTATCAGCGGATAGCGGTTCTGCCACTTTCCGCCTTTCTCCTTGGCCACGCGCCCCAACTCGTCGATGCTGATGCCTAACCAGTTGTCCACGGCCTTGACGCCTTGGGTGTTGGCCCAACGCTTCACCACCTCCCGTTTCCAGTAGGCGCTGCAGTAGTTGGAGAGCTTGCCCACTTCACCGCCGTATGTCGTGAAGACCGGGATCAGCAAGGTATCTCCGGAGGCGCCGCCGTAAAGATCGCGGTGCTCGAATTCACTCTTCCGAACTCGGTGCAGGGTTACGCCCACACCTGCCAGCGCAGGCTGAATCACCTGGTACATGTAGTCCCAAGTGGTGGACTGCTCGCGTTCTGTGTCGACGATGATGGCCAAGTCCGGCGGTGCAATGCGGCCCTGCACGATTAGAGCGGCAATGGCAGCAGACTGCACGCCGCCGCCGCTACTCCAGAGCTGGGTTCTTGCTTGGGTCATGCTGACTCCTTGGAGTAGTTGAGTATGTCGAGCTGCTGCTCGGCGGTGGCGCGTCGCGCGGTGTCCTGCTCGGCCTGCGCTGGGGAGGATTGCGCCAGGCCCTGGACATCTAGCGCCGGCAGGGCCAGCAGGCTCTCGGCGGAAGAGTGAACGTCGTCGAGGTCCGTTGACCAGCGGTGCGGGGTGCCGTCGTGGATGTTGTCTAGGGCTTCGACGATGTCGCGCAGGTGGGTAACGCATTGCTTGAGTAGGGAGGTGGCCGCTGGGCGCTCTCCCTGCTGTCCAGCGGACTGGCCCAGGGTTGAGAATTTTTCCTGTGAGCCAATACTGATACTGACTGGGTTGCCAGAGGGTGTGCCATCGCCTTTCTTATAACTCAGAAAATTTTCTTCTCGCATAAGAATATCCTTAAGCCGGTACGGGCTTGCTGTATAAACGTGCGATAAGCTCTACGCATATGGAATGGGAAAGGGGGCTAAATGGAAGTATGTAAGCTGTGCCGAAACGAGCGTGAACTTCGCAGTAGTCACTTAATGCCAAAGTCGGCATATCGGCAGGTGCGAGACCCGGAAGAACTCGGAGGAGGTTCCCCGCTGCGATTCCATCCAGACGAAAATGAAGCGTTTCGTACCGATAGGCAGGTTGTAGCAAGAATGCTCTGTGGTGATTGCGAGCAATTATTCAGTGCTAGGGGGGAGAGCGTAGTGTCAAGGTTGTGGGCTACAAGAGAAGGTTTCCCTTTGCTGGATAAGCTTTCAAAGTGCCGTTCTCGTCTGGAACTTGGAGAGGTTGGTTTCTTTTACCCGCCGGATTGTGTATCGCAAGAGATTTCCTTTGCTCTATATTATTTTGCGGCAAGCATAGTCTGGAGGTCCAATCATTGGGATTGGGGTCGCCGAGGTTCTCCACACAAGAATTCCCTCGGCAAATTGTACGAAGAATCATTTAGGAGTTTTCTGCTTTCGGAAGAGTCGAGTATCCAGAATGCCAGGCTTCTTGTTACCTTAAACCTGAATCCTGACCTGAATGCATTGTTTTCTTTTCCATCTTTCAATAGGGCGGAAGGCGTAGGGTTTCACAACTTTAACGTACTGGGACTCTCTTTTTCGTTTGTTGTAGGTAAGAGTCCGCCGTCAACTATAATGCGTGCTTTCGGTAGATTTGGTGTGCCGACATTGGTTGTTTCGGCGGATGCTCTTCATCGAAAAGATTTTCATCATATAGCACAAGCCATTCGTGACATCGATGTAAGGGGCAAGCGAGGACTCACCAGCATGGAGTGATGCTCTTTCACGGCGTCACCCGCTTGAACTCGACGACCCAGACCCAGGGGGTTGCGCCCCAGCTCCCCTCGCCGTTGAGTGATTCCCAGAGGAAGCCGAACGCCCCCTTGGTTGTGTCGCCCCAGCAGCCGATATCGGCGCAGGCTTGCCGTGCATGGTCACATTGCTCACCTTTCATGCCTTCGGCCTGCGCCTGCTCTTCGCTGATGTCCTGTAGGCGCTCTACGCGAACGGCGGTGATCCAGCAGGATGCGGGGAGGCCCAGCGCGGCATATGGATGCTGGGCTTCCACGGGCCGCCGTAGTCGGTGCGGTTGTCGCCTTCCCGGTAAACCACCCATTCTTCACCTGGTGCCTGCGCGACCAGGGTGCATGCCCAGGCCTCTCGCACCCACAGGCGGTCTCCGGGCTGTCCATATGGACAGCGCGCGGCGAGGCTGTGACCAGCCACCGGCGTTAGGCTGTTGATGCGATCCGACCAGCCGGCGCCGCCGTACGTCCAGAAATGGCCGTCGAGCACTGGTTGCGGCTTCATGGCACGGCGGGTGACCGTCTTCCGCCCCTCCAGGATGACGCGGACCATCGGCCCGCTGAACAAGATGGGGCGTTCCTTGTGAGCGCAACAATTTGCCGGCATAGGGTCTCCTATACTCCAGGCTTTCGGCTGGAGCGATGAACATGGATGAGGAATGGTTTGTTGCGCGGGTGTTTGAGTTGGCTGGCGAGCAAGGCCTGCTCATTCAGGAGCGAAGACCTGGGCGGAGCATTTGCTTCAATGAGACCAGCAAGAAGTGGCTTCACGAAGGGCACATTCGGCAGCTCTACCGCGAGGGGGTTCTAGCTGACGGGCTCGAACGAGCCGACCTCAACCGAATGATCGAGGGGGTGGCGCCCGGAAGACCTTGCACCCACGTCGGAATGCGAAAGCTCGTTTGCTTGGTTAAGTCCGGAGTTAGCGGTGGAAGCACAGACGAGGGTGGCGGCTGACTCCCGCTCTATAGGTGCAGCGATGTCCGCGACCATGACGACCTTCATCCCCATCTCAAAGGCCAGGCTGCGCTCGATATTGGCGCCGCGTGAACTTGGCCAGCCCGGCAACAGCGCGATGGCGTCGCAGGTAACCAACTGCGCCAGGGCCTTGCGCATGTAGCCGGCCCAGGTGCCGCAGGCTGGCGCCGGGTTTTCAGCCGGGTTCTCGACGTGGTAGCCGAGGGCGCGCGTTGCTCGCCAGGCTGCGCCGTACAGCTTCGAGCAGCCGTTGCGCGCGCCGTCTGTGCAACAGCGGGTCACCTCGAGCGTCATCCCGTCGTCGAGGTGGCGCGCTACCGGACGCCCGACGATGGCCACCCCCACGATGCGCCCGTCGGCGGCGAGGCCCAGGCTGAACTTATGGCCCTGGACCGGGCCGTGGTGGCGGTGGTGCTGCTCGACGAACGCATTGGCTTCAACCAGAGTTATGGGGCAGATATCTAGGGGGCTTCGGGCATAGGGTCCTCGTGCATTAGTAGCGAACTGCATACTTCAGAGAAGCGGAGGCGTTATGAAGAGGGACTGGGTGGTATGGGTTGGCTGCTTTTTGCTATTTGCCGCTGGGGCGGTTTTTTCTAAACTTAGCTTGGGCTCAAATTTCTTTTTAGTTCCTAGCGTTCATGATCTATTTGATATTGCTTCGTCGATGGCAACTGTTATCGCCGTGATCTTTGCAGGGCTTGGATTGAGCTCATGGAGAAAGCAATTAAGAGCAACCTCCGATTACGAGCTTGCGAGAAAAATGCTTGTTGCAGTACAGAAATACGCTGACGCTGCAGAAGAGTCTTGGCGCTGGTGCTACATTGCTAACGACGAGCAGGCAACGGATGCTCGGGAGGGTAAGGAGCGAACTATTCGAGCTATTGCGGCAGGGGCTGAACCCGCAATGCGGAAGACGCGGCAGTATACGGCTGACTTGAAAGCGTTGCTTCTAGAGTGTCGAGCGCTATGGGCAGATTATGAAAGTCTGAACTTGCGTGACTTCTTAAAGTTCGGTGAGAACTGCGATAATTATCTGTCATCCTTCATTGAGATTAGTGCTGTCGAGTCAAAAGATGAGTATTTAATTAATGTTCTTAGAGGAGCTGCAATGCAGAGCATTTGGGATGGTCTTAAAGGGGTTGGTCTTACCGAGCAAGGGGCTGTGTCGGACTACATTAGTAGAGAGCTTTCTTATATAAATGGCCGGCTTGGCGAGAAGTTCATACGCTGATTTTCAGGCGGCCGCAATTATTGTCTCGATGATTTTCTGGCCAGCAACTGGTGGTACGGTATTGCCCGCCATGTGAACCGTCAGGCGGTGGTTGTCTGGTCTCAGGGTGTCCTTCGGTAAGGGCATGGCCGCCAAGCGCTCGTCGGCGGCTATCATGCGCATCCGATAGCCATCCACCAACGCCCAGCGATCGCGCGTCGTGGCCGAGTCACGGTGAACTGTTCGGTGTTCACGGGTTCACCTCCTGTTGCGCGACGCTCAGCGCCACCGCAACCGGGCGCACCCAGATCGGCGTATTGCTGAGCATGAAGGTTTCGCCGGCCTCGGCCAGCAGCAGCGTTGTGCCCATCACACCGGCGATGGCCTCGGCCGCAGCCGGCGGTACGGCGTTGCCGACCCGCGGCCGCGCCCGGTTGAAACCGGCGGCGCCGCCGCCGAGGCCGCAGCAGAAGTGGAAGTGGTAGAGGGTGCGCTTAATCATGCGGCGGGTTCCTTTTCGCGAACGTGAGGACGCACTGCGCTATGCGTGATGGCGCAGTGATGTCGTTGGGGCTAGAGTTGGGTGGCCCGGCATGGGGCCGGATCAAGGAGGTATGGATGGGCAGGCTTGTTCCAGAGCGGATGACTCACTTCACGCTCTGGGCCATGTGGTGGCTTATTATTGGTTCGGCCGGAATGTGGGTTTTAGTGGGCTCAGTCGCGTTTTGGGTGAAAGAAGGTTGGTTACCTCCCGACTCCGCAGGTTGGGCTCAGGCTATTGGTGCATTCTTTGCTGTAGTTGTTGCCTTGGCCCTTCCTTACTATCAGAACAGAAGACAGAACAATGATCGGAGAGAAGACGAACTGCGTAAGAGGCTGGAGGCGATAAATGCAGTTTATGCTTTGATGGATCATGTTCGTGAATTATTTATTCGTCTATCTAAAGCTAGAAGTTATAATGTGGGTTATTTAGAGGCTTTACGTGATGGAGTCAAGGACTCACTTGGTCATGAGCTGGTTCAGGCAGCTGCTATGATTCGAGAAATACCGATAGTTTCAATGTCAAATGAGATGGTTCACTTCGTTGTTCACCTAAGAGAGGTGGCAACCTATGGCGAGTATGCAGGCAGAGTTTTAGAAAATTTGCTTATTCGAGATTCTGAGTTGCCAGTGCTGCGTGAAAGGGGCTTGGTTAATGCAGATTTGATTAAGAGATGGATGGACGAGCTAGATAAGTTAGAGGTCAGTATTAGAGGTGGAGGGCGATAGGTAACTTAAGTTTGGTTTATGACCTATGTCGACCGCTGATAACTCAAGGCACCCATCTTTTCAAATACTCGGCCCATCTGGCTTTCTTTGGCTTGGAATAGTAATCCTGCCGGAACTGATCAGGTGGTTGAAGGGCATCGTCAGTACTCGGTGAACAGGCACTGGACTGACGCGGGCGGCCCACGAGGCATGGTTGACTCGCCCACAGGGCGGCGTCCGGTGCGTGCTGGGAGAGAAAGCGCCCCGGGTGGGGCGCTGTATCGAGTGTCACGCAGCTGCCTGGTGCTGCTGATCGGCGAGTTGCCCGGCGTCGATCCAGACCGCCTGTAGCCAACTCGGCGTCTTCGCCATCGGTTCCTTGAGCGTGCCGGCGACGATCACAGAATCGATTTCCTTGTCCATGGTCACGGCGCGCAGCAGTGTCAGGGCCTGGCTACGACTCGGCAGGTCCAACACATCGAGGCGATCCAGCAACGCCAGGCGCAGGCCGGAGATCGTCGCGATGGTCAGGGCCAGCGTCGCGTCGCACCGCCAGCGTTCGGACTCGGACAGCAGGCCGTACAGCCGGCCGCCGAACGTGACGTCGATGTCGGCGCTGATCTGCACGGGCGACCAGCCGGCGGTGCCGGATAGGCGCTGCAGCAGCTTGTTCACCGGTCCGATCGCGTCGGCCAGGATCTCCGCAGGGATGCCAGTGGGGGAAAGGGCATCGGCCAGCGCGCTCCAGGCGCAGACCTCGGCGTGGAACCCGGCGGCCTGCTTGATGACGTCCTGGCGCTGCGCGGCGGCGTTGAACGCTTCCTGCAGCGATTGCACCTTGGCCTGCTGCCGGTCACGCGCCTGGCGCAGTTCGTTGATCGCCTGTTCGCCGTTGGCGATCGCCTCGGCGCTGGGCGCCTGGGCGGTTTCGCCTTCCAGGGCGGCGGCCTGCACGGCGGCGTCCTCGCTCTCCTTCAGGTCCCGCTGGCTGTTGGCGACGGCCCGCTGAGCGCTGGCAAGATAGCCGCGGTATTCCTCCAGGCGTTTCGCCGCCTCGGGATCGGCAACCTTCGCCGGCGGCTGGTGCGGGACCAACTGGCCGGCCTGCAGGTCCACGGCGCCCTGGCAATGAGGGCAGGTCAGCGGATGGTGGGCGGGCTCGCCGCTGGCGGCGGCCTCGGCTGCCATGACCTTCTCCGACCATTCGTCCTGATTGGCCTCGTCGGTGGCCAGCTTGTTGCGCCGCCGGTCGGCCAGCGCTGCGGTTTCGCGCAGAGCGGTGATGCGGCTGGCCCGCGCCTGGGCGTCGGCGTGGGCGCGCTTGCTGGAGCCCAGGGTCTGCTGGGCCTCGTCCAGGTCCTGGGCGGTGGCTTGCAGTTCCGCGCGCGCCGATTCCAGCTCCTCCTCGCTGACGATGACCGGCGGCGCCTCCGGCTCCCACCCGTTCGCCTTCTCGCTGCCGTAGTTCTCGCCGGTGACCGCTTTCCAAGCGCCGCGCGCTTCGCTGGCGTAGGCCTTGGCCTGCTCGACGGCTGCCGGGAACCCGGAGCGGAGCAGGGGCTTCACCTTCTCGAACAGCACCAGGTCGATGCCCTTGGCCTCCAGGCGCTTGGCGACCTCGGCCGGGCTGGCGCTGGCGCCGGTCAGACTGAGCAGCAGCTTGCGGCGATCATCCGCCTTCAGGCCGGCAAACAGGCTGGCGTCGAGCACGTATGGCAGGAACAGCGAGTCGGCGAGGGGCGAACCCTTGCCGCTGGGCAGCGCGACGCCGCAGGCCTGCACCTCGCCGGATTCGTCCAGCCGCTCGACACGGGCCTCGCCCTTCTTGGCGCCCTCGGTGATCAGTTGGCCGATATGCTGCTTCTGCGCAACGCGGCCGGGCTTACCGGTGAAGGCGTGGCTGATGGCGTCGAGCAGCGAACTCTTGCCGGCGCCGTTGTGGCCTGCCACCAGGAGCACCGGCGCAGAAACATCAAGGGCCGCATGACGCAGCCCTTGGAAGTTGGTGATTTCGAGTTTCGTGATGCGCATGGCTCACTCCATGTCGAGGGCGATATCCCCCGGCTTCTTGACGACGCGGTAAGTGTTCAACTCGCGGGATTCCTCGTTCTCCTGCTCGAGCACGATGACGCCCTGGTCCAGCAACTGGAGAACGACGCGCTCGGCTTCCTCGGTGGTGAGAGCGAAGCGCGATTGCAGCCAGGCCGCGTCGAACACGTCCTTCTTGGTGGCGACGCCGATGGCGATCTCGCCCAGGGTGTGGCCGGCGAAGCGCTCGACGGTGAGTTGCGGCAGTTTTTGGAACTCGGCATCTACGACATCATCGTCGGGCTGCTGCTCGCCGCCCCAGGCGCCGTCGACCTCCATTTCGTGGTCGCCGCCATTCAGATCCAACGGGTTCTGGTCCGGATCAGCCTTCACGTCCTTCATGCCGTCGAGGAACTCAGCGGCGCCGCCGATGATCAGCAGGCAGTCCTCGTTCACCGCGTCCAGAAGGTCGTGCTTGTTCGGGCTGGAGTGATTCACCACGATGACGGCCTTCATCTTGTCCTTGGCCGCGATGGATTCGAGCTTGCCGTAGACGGTCTCGCGCTCGGCGCCGGCGATGGTGTGCACCGCGATGGTGGCGGCATTGCGCACCTGCTGTTCCAGGCGCTCGATCACATCGGTCTGCTTGGCTTCGGACAGCTTCTGCCAAACGTCCGGCAGGATGCGGATTTCCTGGATCAGGCCCTGCAGCAGGCTCTTGCCGAGCGTGTCGGCGGTCATGTGGAGGAAGGCGGCGTTGTTCTGGCTCATGGGCGGGTTCCTACTGGTTGGCGATGCGTTCGAGGGTGGTTTGCTGGGACTCGCTGAGGAACATCCGCGGGCCGTAGCGCTGGAAGTTGGCGCGCAGGTCGGCGGTGAACTCTTCTTCCCAGGTGGTGGCGGCATTCAGCTCCGCCGCGCCGAGGAGGCTGTTGAACTCCTCGACACGGTCGAACTGCTCTTCAATGGTTCGGCTGGGCATGGCCGGTTACTCGAGATTGAGTTCGTCGGCGCCGGTGTCCGGCTGCTGGCCCGGGGCGGGTTCGGTGATTTCGCCCGTCTCGGTGTTCACGCCGTCCGGGACCTGGTCTTGAGACTGGTCGTCAACAACGCTGTATTCGCCGGTGAGGATGGACGCGTTGTCCTGGTCCAATCCGGCGTCGGCGCGTTCGTCCAGGGTGACTGCGGTCTGCAACTCGATGCTGACCGGCAGGTACTTGAACAGCCGGCGGATGACGGTCTTCTTGGCCATCTCTTCGTAGTGGGTGACCCAAGGCCCGTTTCCGGATGCCTTGCTGGTGGCGCGTACTTTGTCGACGTCGGCCTTACTCATGACCTCGAATTGCACGCCGCCGTCCTTCAGCTTGGCGACCGCGTAGACGTGGGTCATGACGCCGCGTTCACCTTCTCCCGGAACGTGCTGGACGTCCTCGTCGAGGCCGTAGCGATAGCTGAACTGGTCGTTCTGGTGCACGGTGCGCGCGGTGAGCGAAACGATCTGGCCGGAGCGCCGGGCAAGGTCAATCATCCCGCGGTAGCCGATGATCAACTGGACGTTCGACAGGCCATCTTTCGCCTTGCCGTTGCCGAACGGCAGCAGGTAGGCATGGCCGAGAGCGTTACCCGGTTCCAGGCCGAGCTGCGCGCATTGCATCACGGCGCCGAGGAAACTCTCCTGATTGCATTTCGCCAGGGCCGGTACTTTGCGGATCTCGGTCAGCGCGATACGCGCGAGTCGGTCGGCGGTCATGTGCTTCGGAAGCGCCAGGGCCATCTGGGCTTTGATCTTCGGGTCAGTCATCAGGTGGGCCAGCGTTTTCGGCTGACCGTTGTTGGCGACATTGCCGGTCGCGGCGGCTTTCAGGGCGGTTGCGGACATGCTGGGCTCCGGTTACTTGAGGCGGAAAACGCGGGATTCGCTGGTCTTCTTGAACTGCTCGAACAGCGCGGGGTGAGCTTCCTTGAAGGCGGATTGGTCGAAGCGGTTGGTGGTCTGGGACTTCCACGTCAGTACCGACTTGCCGTTGACCGTGAGTTGGGCGTGGTCCTGCATGAAGAGCTTGATGCGCTCCTCTGCGGACTCGATCTCGTACTCCAGGCCCTTGGCCTTGGCTTTCAGTTCGCGCAAGCGGTTGAACACCTCCACGACCTTGCCATCGGCCTCGATGCTGGTTCCGGCGTCACGTTCGAACAGCCGGAGGATGTCGCTGACAGCGGTTGCTTCAGGCGGATCCAGGCGCTGGATGCGTCCCCAGAACTCGACCTCCTTCTCGCGAATCGCCGCGATGGTTTCGTCGTCCCGCTCGACGCGGTACACGCGGAAGTCGTCGCCGCCGATCAGCACGCCGAAGATGCAGACCTGGCGGCCGGTGACCATCAGGCCGTGCATGGCCTGGGCGGTGTAGTGGACTGGAATGGCATCGGTCTGAACCTCACCCCAGTCCTTTGCCTTGAATGGGCTGACCGTCTTGATCTCGATGTTTTCGCCGCTGGCGGCCTCGGCGTCGATCTCGGCGGCCATGAAGTCGTGCTGCTGGTCGCGGTAGCGGTTACCGCGGCCGACGATCTTCAGGCCGGTCTCTTCGGCCAGCAGGTCGATGACGTAGGGCTCCATCCGCTGGCCACGGGTGAAAATCTTCTGCTTCGCCGGGTCGACGGGACCGGTGCGCGGCTGGACCTTATCCAGGTACACGTCCAACGGAGTGCGCCAGGGGCTGATGCCGAGGATGCCGGCGACATCGCTGCCGCCAAGGTACTTGGTGCGGTCGAGCGCGCCGACCGATGCGAGAGCTGCAGACATAGGAAATCCTTGCCGCGCCAGGCGCAGCTGCTGATAAATTCGGTGTTTTTGAGAGGGAGTTCAGAAATGGCAAAAGCGAAGATTATTCAGGCTCCAAAACCGCAGAACGGCTTCTATGTCGGAACTACGAAGAACACTGGCCTAAGCCAGCGAGAAAGCCTTGAAGAGATCATGATCAATCTGGCTACAGCGCTCGGTGTGAACGAAATACACAAGGCTCTGACGGCCCGTGATAGCTACATCTATGAGCCGCAAAAGAAGGGACTCTATTTCTCCTATCAAAGCGCGACGAACACGATCCTCGATCTTTCCCGTAAGGTCCTGGAAGCCGAGAAGGCTAGAAAGCCCTAATTGCCTGAGCTGCGGCTGGTTGCTCGCCGGTGAGGTAGAAGGCGCAGGCGAGCAGGGCGCCGAGGAGGGTGGCTTTACGCTTCGCGTTCATGACTTCACCTTCTTCAGCACGGCGGTGAGCAGCCGGTAGTAGCGCGCGAAGCGCTCTGGGTTGGCCTCCTCAAGCCGCCAGCCCGGATCGCCGCAGCCGCAGGAGCAGCCGCGCTCAATCGGGAAGTGCTTGTTGATGATCGCCCTGGCCTCGGCATTGATTGCCGCCCGGCGCGTCAAGAAGCGGCGCCGCGCCGTAGGAGCGAAGAAAACCGTCGAGAGTTGCGGCTCAATCACGACGCACCCCCAGGCACTTCCGGCCTTTCTTGATGGTCAGTGCCATGCGACGCGGGAGATTCACCACCAGGGTCTCGCGGGGCAGGCCGAGCACCGCGGCGATGTCGGCGCCGGCCGGCATCACCAGGTCGTCGAGCTGGTCGTCGATGATCGAGCGAACGGGGCGGGTGGTCATAGGTCGATGCTCCTCAGTTCCTGCTGTCTCGCATCCGCTGCGGCGTCGAGCCGGCGGCGCATGTCGTCGTATTGCCGGGTGCCGATGGCGTCCAGCGTGTAGGCCATCTCGATCTGGCCGTGCCATACCAACTGGTCGTGGCGCGGGATCACCGAACGACGCATTGCGACGATCGCTTCCTCGATCACGCCCTCGGCGCGCTCATTCGCCCATGCCATCTTCGTCCTCCTGCTCTTCGTCCTCGTGCTCTGGTTCCGGGTCCGGCTGGTCCCAGAGCGGGTCGACGGCACGGTCGTAAGCGAGTTGCGCGTTGCTGAAAGCCGCGCGGTTGCGGCGCTCGCGGTATGTCCACATCGGGATGCTCTCCGTGGTTCACCTGCATTCGGCAGCACCCAGGCACACGGCAGTCGTGCCCGGTGGGGCGCCATGGTGGGTGCTCTCGAATGGGGGTTGAAAAAAGCCCGGCCGGAGCCGGGCGAAGAGGGGGAACGCTGCATGCGCAGCGGGGAGTGATCGGCGCGTGGGCGTCCCCTCTGGCTCCGTCCGCGCCACCAGCCGGCGGCGTTGCTCGTTGGCTCGCCTGCTTACGAGGCAGGTGCCTGACTCGGCTGCCGATCACTCTCCGCTGCGCCCTGGCCGCGCCAGGAGCAGGAAAGAGAAGGGCGCCGCCAAGCGCCCTGTCTCCACTTACATGCACCGCCTTATGTGAAAGCGGTTGGGTGCAGGCTCGACCGCATGTTGGCGATCTGCCGTTGGGTCTGGGCTACATGTCGAGATCCTCCGTTGTGCGCGCCGTTGGACCGGCGGGCGCTCGCCGTGGGTTAAACGCCCGGCAATGGGCCAGGCGCCGAAGTCAGGAGATCGCGGTGCAGGCTCGCAACGCCACCGGCGCCGACTGGCCTTCGATCCAGATAACCGCCGCTCCGCCAAGCGACACGCTGGCCCGGCCGACGGTGCGGGTGCGCTGTGGTTCGGCCCCTCGGTACGGGCGGTACTCGATCAGCGCGGGCGCCGGGTGCTCTCGGTTCCAGGCTTCGACCAGTTCCGCCGGCGGCACCGGACGGACGTTGCCGATCTGCTGGTAGATCTCGGAGCGGTGAATGGCGACGTCGTCCGGGGCGGTGATGCCGAGGCGCACCTGGTCGCCCTGGCTGCCGAGGACCGTGACGGTGATGTTGTCGCCGATATGCAGGGTTTCGCCGGGGCGGCGGGTCAAGATCAACATGGCGTAACTCCGTTCGAGGGATTTCGAGAGCAACCGATCTATCTCGGTTCGCAGTGGTAGAGGGCGGTCGCCCGCATTGGAAACTGCAAGCGGGAGGGGAAAGGGATTTATTTCAAATGAGAATTATGCTGCTGGTTTTTTGTTCTATGGGTGGTCTTGAGTATGACTACAATGAATCCCTGAGTTGGTGCGCATATATTGATGCAAACACAACAGGGAGGTTGTCGATATGGCGATTAGCTTCGAGCCGCTCGATGTTGAGGGCGTTGATTTTCGTGGGGTTGATGTTGTCGCTTATAAAGCACGGAAAGGTCGTGGAAGGTCGGGGGATGTTGGTTTGGGAAAATGCTTTGGCGCAATAAGGTTGCTTGACAATAACAATGCTCGAATTGGAAAAGACCATAAGGCTTCAAGCACCCCTGCTGGATCAGCGGGGCTCCACAGCGAGCGGGTTGCCTTGGAGCGGTGCGTTAGGGCCAACTGGGAGCCTCCGCTTACCAACATAATGATACTTGGCATGCAGAATTCTCCTGGCCCTATCGGAAAAGAACTCTATGCACGGGGAGTCCGAACAATTATATGCTTTACGGAGCTCCCACCTTGTCCAGCCTGTTTGACGTGGTGGAAGGCGCTTGATAGTAAGTTTCACCCTGGTTCTATCAGATTGCAGTACTTCGGTTGGTTCGAAGACTACTATGGAGGCAAGACGCCAGAGGAAAGGATGGTCGATGACTCTGACGGAAATAATAGAAATGAGCATGCGATAGAGGCTTTCAAGTCCTATCGAGATTCGTTCGAGGCCCCTACCAGATAGTCCCAAATCAAGCATTGGCAAAACAGAGTTTGGGGGCGAACCCGCTTTCAGCGTGGTCCCACTGCTCGTCTTTGTCGCTGGGGAAGTTGCTGCACGCCACGTTCAGGCCGGCTCGCAGTGGGATAAGGCAACGCAACCGGACACGCCGGCGAGCCAGACGACAGCGGTGTGTCCGCCGAGGATCTGGGCTTCAGTAGTGGTACGGGTGCGCTTCGGCGCCGCGCCGCGATGGAATCGGTAGTCGACCTCGGTGCCGACGGGGTATGCGGAATTCCAGGCAGCAACGGTTGCCGCCGGGTTGGCGTGCTTCTTCATGGGAGTGTCTCCAGAGGAGGGAAGGATGGGGTGGTCTTTCCGGCTTGCGAGGGCTGCAGCGCTGGGGCATCGGGTCTGATTGGCGCTACTATGCGTTCAGGCAGAAAACAGGAGTTCTCACGTGGATTTGAAGCTCATTCAGGAGCGCATCAGGCAGTTCAGGGACGAACGTGACTGGATGCAGTTCCACAATCCGAAGAATCTGGCTATATCCATCAGCCTCGAGGCCAGTGAACTCCTCGAGCACTTCCAGTGGAAGACCATGGAAGAGAGTGAAGCCTATGTCGTGCAGGCCAAGGAAGAGATCGCCGATGAGGTCGCGGATGTGGCGGCCTACCTGATCGAGCTCGCGGACAATCTGGGTATCGATCTCCAGGAGGCGATCCTCAACAAGCTGGCCAAGAATGAGGCTAAGTACCCTGCGCACAAGGCCAGGGGGAATGCGAAGAAATACACCGAACTGTAAGGGACGACATGCAACTCGTATTACAGCCATGCTCCAGCAACGACGCTTACGATCATTACCTCAATACCATCGACAGGCTGGTGGAAACCAGCCGGATCCTTCCGTATCTGGATGAGGATGATCGGGCAGACTTCAAGCGTACCTTTCCCGAAGCTGTCGCCGTCTGGGGCGTCACTCAGGGCAAGAAGGCGGTCAACGAGAAGAAATGGCACCAGATGGATGTCGGCGATGTCGCGCTGTTCTATCGGAAAAAAGAGTTCTTCCGCCGAGGGACGATTGCGTACAAGAAGCGCCTGCCCGAACTGGCCAGACAGCTTTGGGAAACTCCCCCAGGGGAGCAGCCTTGGGAGTTCGTCTATTTTCTCACCGACCTGGAGCCCATCCAGATCAGTATCCTCGACTACAACCAGGTCGCGGGCTACAACCCGGCCAACATCGTGCAGAGTTTCACGGTCCACTATCCAGAGTTGAGCGCGAGGATCATCGAGGAGCTTGGACTGGAGTCCAGCACGGGAAGCGTGCTCACCTCGGTCCGTGATGTCGAGGCAGCGAAGGAGGCGTTCAAGCATCTCGGCGATGAACTCGATGTGCCCGCGGCGGTCAAGCGCCGGAAAGAGCAGGCGTTGTTGCGAACCATCCTGCTCAGCAATAAGGCTTCGGAATGCTGTGCGTTGTGTGGCCGGGACCTACCGGTGGATCTGCTGGTAATCGGGCACATTCGCAAGCGTCACTCGTGCCCACCGGAGATGAAGAAAGACCTCGCCAACGTCATGCCGGTCTGCCTCCTGGGTTGTGATCGCCTATTCGAAAACGGCTACGTATTCATAGACAGTACCGGTACGATCCAGCAGGGGCCGGCGCTGAAAATCGTTCCGTCGATTCAGGGTGTTGTATCCAGCCTCGTTGGCAGGAAGTGCCTCGCCTGGAAAGAGGATGCCGTTCCTTACTTCGAGTGGCACCGAAACCACCACCATAACTACTCGTAATGGTCAGGGAGACATACCGTGGCAAAAGGAGCTGCGCGCGAGTTTCGTGGGTCTGAAAGTCTTTTTGCGGAACAGATCTCCAGAGATGCGATTGCCCCGTTTTTAAGCTCGCGTGGCTTTGTCGTGAGCGAGGACCAGCGCATCCAGACCGGCACCGCAGTTCAGCAGTTGGTGTCCGCTATCTCTCCTGATGGTGAACGCCTCAGAATGAGAGTTCGCTTGTGCTGGCGGCGGGAGGGGCGAAATGCCAATGAGCGCCTGTTCTCCGCAGCACAACTCCAGGCCCGTCTGCGGCCAGGTGGCTGGGATGCAACCCTGGCATACATCGTTGACCGAGATCGGCAGCATGGAATCACCCATAACCTCATAGTCCAGCGTGATGGCAGCTTCATCGTCTATGCCGCACTGGTACCGGTCGAAGCTATTACTCCTATTTGGAAACGCCAAAGCGAGGTCAGCGATGAGTTGCTCCGAGCTGGCCAGTTGGGTCGGTTGAAAAAGAACCACGCACGGAATGGCTCGAGTCCGACAGTCTGGTTGCAGGATGATAGACGTCCTGCTGCTCATAACGTGGCAGATGTTCTATGGACGTGGCCTGGAGTGCTTGATCTAGTAGGGTTGCCGGCGCTGATCGAAGGTGTTGATGATACTTTTGATGATTGTCCGGTCTCCGGCACCTGGATGTACGGACGAGATGAAGGGACACGGGTCTCCATTATTCGTTCTGCGATACGACGAGATCCAAAGGTCCGTCGAGAGGTGCACGATCGGGCGAATGGGTGCTGTGAGCGACAGAGCTGCAGAGCCAGGCGAGACTTCTCAAGCTTTCTGGATATTCACCACATTCTGGGCGTGGATAACAGCGACAGGCCTTGGACTTGCGTCGCCTTGTGTCCCAACTGTCATCGCGAGGCTCATTACGCTCCAAACGCGGACGAGTTGAACCAGGAACTGCTTGAGTACGCATCCCAGTTCAAGTGAAACTTTGAAGACGTCCATTACTGGCACCTGAGAGATGCCCGCCCTGCGGCGGGCTTTTGGTTCAGGCGGCCTTGACCTTGCTGGCTCGAGCTTTCACCTCCTTACCGGCGATCTCGACCACCAAATACTCACCGCCACCGCGGTGGTGCCCCAGGTTCTCGATTCGCAGGAATTTACCGCTCTTCTCCTCGCCCCGCGGGTTGGTCAGGATCACGGACTGGCCTTTCTTGAAACTCATAGATGTTTCCTTCTGCTGTGGTTTCCCGGATGCCCCTCGGGGGAAGGGCATCGAGGAAATCGGTGTTGCTGCTGCCCGGTTAGCGCTGGGCCACGCTGCGCATCACATGCGGGTCGTTCACACGGTTCGGGCATTTCGCCCTCGGTCAGCCGTCTCTGGTCGCCCTGAGTGTTCAAGGGTCGCCGTCGCGTTGGTAGATGTTTGCCTCAGCACCTATCTGATCGCCGGTCGCCGCAGAGGCGATGCGTTCTGTTGTTGATGATGTTCACCCGACTTTCTGTCGCCCCACGGGTGTGGCCGGGGCTGCCTCGCCGTGTTCACGGCTAGCTGTTCATGGCGCAGGTTGTGAAAGAGCGCGGCTCGGTGGCCTGGCCCAGTGGTTCTTCGTTGGGCTTGCAGTCAAAATACGGAACGTATTTTTATGTGTCAATACGAAATGTATTTTAGATGTCGAGCGGGCACAAAAAAGCCCGCACGCGGCGGGCTTGATCAGGGAAAGGGTGGATTACCAGTCGGTAGGCGGATGCGGCCAGGCCAGTTCAACGGACCCGTCCTGCTGACGTGTGATCGTCAGCGAATCCTCCTGGGCCAGCTCGTCGAGGAGTCGCAGCCAGGCCTCCTCAGGCTCGTCCGGCATTCTGCAAATCACTGCGCGCCGGGCGAGCTGAGCCGCCGGTGCCAACAGCTGGCGCTGGATGCGATGAGCCAGTAGCTCATATGGAGGTGGAGTGTGTGGAGCGACTGCTTTGCGGGTCATACTGCTCTCTTTTTCTGTATGTATATACAGTATTTTGAGTCGAGCATTTCCGTAAGCAGAAAAAGAAAAGCCCCGCACTGCGGAGCTTGTATGGGCAAAGCAGGCTTAGTGGATCAGCTTTGCGGCAGAAAACGCTAAGGTGGCGAGACCAGCGGCGAATCCAATGAAGCGCCAAGTCTGATCATTAAGGGCTTTGTGCATCTCGGTGGAGATTTCACCCCTGAGCACCTTGAGATCATCCTTGGTAGCCATGGTTTTTTCCATGGTGTCCAGCTTTGTCTCAACGCGTATAAGCCTCTCCCGTAGGTCGGGAAGAGCTTTCTCTAGTGCTTCAACGCGCTTTTCCAAGTCGGAATCTCCGGTGCCACCACCGCCATTATGGCCGCCACCTCCGAGCTTGTCATTTTGAAGAATCACCAAGCCTGAACTAGGCACTACAGACAGCTTAGGACGATCCGTCATCGCGCGCCCTCCGAGGAACCCCAGCAGCCTGGGCAACATTGATGAATCGGGTGTTTCCGCACTTTCCGCAGAATACGGGTACGAAGAGCAGCGCGTTGCTTGGTGGGTCAAAGATCGGGGATTGGATCATGGTCGGTCTCCCCTTGCTATCTTGCGAAATTGTCCAGTCGTCCTCCCCGCAAGCTTCGCAGGGATTCAGCCCTCCATTCCGCTCGAAATGGTCGTTCAGCCGTTCAACGCTGAACTCAGCAACCAATCGAACGCGCTCGCTTACTTCCGGAGCTTTCTTCGCTTCGCTGTCACTCATGAATCCATAGTCCGTTAGGTTCAGATCTATCTCTGACTACAGCACACCCTTCGGTGCCTTCTGATCGATGACGCGCCCGATCACATCCCAGGCATCGTCCATCTCCACGGTCTCGAACTTCGCGTTCAGCGGCACGAGGTATTCACGGCCGGCGTCGTAGATGTACTGCTTGAAGGTGGTCTCGCCGTCGCGGTGCTTCGCGATGTAGAACTTACCACTGATCAGGTCGAAGCCCTCCGGCTTGATCAGGATCGGCGTGCCGTCCGGGAAGCTGGGAGAGGTGGTCGAGGTCATCGACGGGCCTTTCACTATGAGCCAGTAGCCGTGAGGACCTGCGTTTTCGGTCGACGGCAGCCATTCTTCTGCGACTCCCGGGACAAAATTGTCCGGAGATTCGGCACGCTGGCCGGCGGCAACCCAGCTGATCAAAGGGTAGGTCTGCGGTGGTCGAGACGGCTGCAGGGCCATCTCGACGTTCTGCATGCGCTCAGGCGGGAGCTGGATTCCAAGGGGAGGCAGGCCCAGTACCGACAACATCAGGTTGATGTCGCTCAGTCCAGGCTCTCGACGCTCATTCAGCCAATGGCCAACGGCTCCTTGGGTCCGCCCAATCCGCTCTGCGAGCTGCTCTTGAGTGACGCCCTGTTCGGACATCGCGCCGCGCACGGCCTTAATCCAATCGTTCATGGGCGAAATGCTACAGACCGTATTAATAGGCGCAACGCACGCCATGTATTAATCCTTGTCAGTTACAAATACAGAATGTATTTTTAAAAAGGAAAACAGTCCGGAGGATCGCCATGAGCGCCTTGAAAGCCATCCGCAAGCAGGCGGGTGTGACCCAGACCCAGCTCGCCGAGCGAGTTGGCCTTACCCAGGCCGCCATCGGCCATTACGAGACAGGACGCCGTAAGCCTGGCCTCAGCGAATGCCGTCGCATCGTGGCGGCGCTCAATGATCTGGGGGCTGAGTGCACCCTTGCCGAAGCGTTTCCTGAGCCAGAACAGAGCGCAGTGCGCTCCGTTGCTTGACGAACACATTAATGGCCAGGAGACGGCACGTCATGCGAGGCAAATCGCACACCCTCATCGCAACCCTGCTTGGCGTGGTGAACCAATGGCGCCGCCGAGAGGGCTGGAGCCGAGAGACCGTCGTCCAGCACATCGTGGAGGCGCACGAACGCATCCAGGGAGCGCTGATCACCGGCATCGTCTTCGATCCTCCGACGCGCGATACAACCGAGCGGATGAAGGTCAACGCCGACCGCGTGTTCCGTTGGCTCGACGACGGAACCAAGGACACCAACTTAGTGCCGGCGAACTTCGTACCCAGCATTCTCGCGGCGCTGCCGACCGACCTGAAGGTCCAGGCCCTGGGCGACATTCTCACGCCGCTGGGCGTATCGGTGCGCTTGATCGGCGGCGATGCCGGCCAGCGGCCGGAGGTGCTCTGCATGCTCCGGACGCTCATCAAGGAGAACGGTGAGGCGCAGCAGGCCGTTGCCAACCTCGTCGACGGCGCTGATGACCAGGAACTGCAGGAGGCCCACCGGGAGCTCTCCGAATCCAGGGCGGCGACCGACGAGGCGCTGCGGATGATCGACCAGATGCGCCGGCCGCGCCTTGTTCAGGGGTAGCCGTGCCGTCCTTCCAGATCAACGACGAGGAGCGGGAGGCGCTCCGCGGCCTACCCATGCTTGCCCGCGAGATCTACGTGTTCGCCCTACGTCCGTTCATGGACTTCGCAACAGGCATTGTCGGAGAGCGGCGAGGGATCTCTTGGAAGTCGATTGCCGAGGAGCTCTACGTCGAGCCGCACCAGGGCATCAAGGGCGGCGAGCCCTCCGAAAAGGAACTGCGGCGGGCGCTGGTCTGGCTGCAGAAGGTGGGGCTGGTGGGCCCCAATCTGGCCGAAAGGCGCCTGATTTTTGAGTTGCCGAAGGCTTCACGGGATCAATCCGTCCGAAAAAAAGCGGGCACTAAGTGGGCAGATGAAGCGGGCAGTTATGTGGAAGGGTCGGAGCCCAGTAACTACGCGGCTTTCCCGGAAAAAGAGGGCAGATATGTGGGAGGGGGTGAAAGTGAAAAAGTGGGCACACCTCCGGTATCCGGTAATAACCGTACCGCACCTAACGCGTGCGTGCGCGAATGCCCAGCTGATCCGGCCACTGCGGGACAGTGGTGCCAGTTCTTCATCCGCGAGCGCGGATTCCAGATCCACGCGGTGCAGACCGCCAGGACCATGCCGCTGTTCGCCTCTTGGGTCGAGCGCGGTGTCACCGCGGAGCAGATGCTCGCGGCAATGGAGATCGCCGAAGCCAAGCTCGGTGCCCCGCCTGACTCCCCCCTGTACTACCGAAATTTTCTCGATGAACTCTTGCTGGAACGCCACCGGATGGCAGCAGCACCGCGTGCGGAGCACTGCCATGAGCAAACCGACGGACGAAACGCCCAAGCACGTCAGCGACCCGCTGCACGACGTTCGCGCAACGCTGTTGACATCCTCCACGACGACGACTGGTGAGCCGCAGATCGAGAATCTGGTCGAACTTGACGCCCAGGCGCGCAGGGCGGTGAAACGCGTGTTCGCTACCCTCAAAACCAGCTATCCGGCTTGGTACGAGAAGCACTACGGGGAGCGTCGTGCGGAGACGCTCGCCAAGCGAGTCTGGCTGACCGGCATCAAGCACCTGAGCGACATGCAGGTCGACCGAGGCCTCCAGCGGATGGTGCTGGATCAGGACTTTCCTCCGAGCCTCAAGGAGTTCCTGCGGCTGTGCCGCAAGATCGACGGTTTGCCGAGCGCCGAGGGCGCCTGGTACGAAGCCTTGGAGCAGCGCTACAGCCACGAGGTCGTGAAGGTGGCTGCCGAACTCACAGGCCTGTTCGAGCTTCGTCGGGCCCAGTACGGCGACAAGCGACTTCGCGCTGAGTTCGAGCATAACTATGCCGTAGTGGTCCGACGCCTCGAGGCTGGTGAGCCGCTGGACGGAAAGGTCGCCAAGGCGATTGGCCTCGACAGCCAGAAGTCGGAGCTGCAGCGCGCCGATGAGCTTGCCGAGCAGCAACTGCTCCACCGGATGCAAGCCCAGGGCCTGGATGGGCTCAGTGGCGCCCAGGCGCGGGAACTGCTGCTGGCCAAGATGCGCCGGAAAGCGCCGGAGGTGCGCCGTGATGCATGACCTCCGCCCGGTGATGTTCACCGTACCCGGCGAGCCGGTGGGGAAGGGGAGACCGCGTATCGGTCGCGTCGGCGCCCACGCCAGGATGTTCACGCCGGCGAAGACGGCGAACTACGAGGGGCTGATCGCACACAGCGGACAGCAGGCCATGGCAGGTCGCGCGCTGTTCGAGGGCCCGGTGCTGGTCGAGCTCGACATCGCGCTGAGCATCCCTCAATCGATGTCGAAAAAGCGGAAGGCCCTGGCCTTGGCCGGGCAACTGCACCCGACCAAGAAACCGGACCTGGATAACGTTCAGAAGGCCATCTACGACGGACTGAACGGCGTGGTCTGGAAGGACGACGTCCAGGTCGTGAAGACGGTGGTGGGGAAGCGCTACGGCGAAACGCCAGGCGTGCGAGTGAAAGTCGTCCCTCTCCTCGAGGGCGAGCAGTGACTACAGGAAACTACAGGGGAGAGTCGAAATGAGACTGATCAGCGCGCGCCAGGCTTGGCACGACGCCTTCTACGAGAGTCGGAGCTCAGTGCTGGCGGTGGCGGCCGACAAGGTCGCGCTGGGCAAGAAGGGGCGGGTGGCCAACGAGACGCACCCCGACTGCAAGGACACCAATGGGCGTAGCGCCCACATGCTGGCCGCCGGCCTGGTGCAGGCTGCCATCCGCTCGCTGCCGAAGCCGCTGCAGCACTTCGGCCACACGCTGTACTCGCCGCTGGCCACCGGTGACGACGTGGCGATCGCTCACGGCCTGGTCTGGATCGGCGCCGGCCTCGGCCAACTGACTCAGCGCCAGGGCGAGCGGGCTTACTGGATGGCGCTGGCGGCGATCAACTCGCACAAGCGCGCCGTCAATGGCCGCGACACACTGCGCCCGGGCGAGGTCTGCCTCTTCATCGAGGAGCGCCTCGGCTGTCGGATCGACCCCGGCAACTGGGCGCGGGACTACGCGAGCACCTGGGAGCGCTTGGCGCGCCACATCGACAAGCTCGACGCCCAGGTGCTGAGGCCGGTCGCCGAGGTGGTGGCGAAGCAGAGCGGGTTCCGGAAGGGCTCTGGATGGCGCTGGCAGCAGGTCGACCGGGATGCGGTGGCGGTGCAGCGCGCCGAGGCCTACGCCGAGCGCCGGGAGCATCACCAGCAGCGCCTGGCGGAGCGTCTGCGCGGGATGTCGGACCAGGAGTTGGCGCGATGGGCGGCGAGGATGAAGCGGTACGGGGAGGCTTACCGGGAGGAGTGGGGCGAGGACATCCTGGAGTACCCCAGTGTCCATCAGCGCTACCACGACCGCGTGACGGCCTACTGGGCCCAGCGGGAGCGCCTGAAACGGGTCGCTTGACGATTTGAAGAGCATTTGGGTATCGTTTTGCCATTGTGCGCAGTTGCACCCGCACGACCCAACAAGCAAAAACCCCGGCCATCGAGCCGGGGTTTTTCGTTTCAGCGTGTGGCGCTTCGGGGGCCTGACGTTGTTTCCAGCCAGAAGCTGAAGTAGCCGCGTGACTGGATCGCGTTCACCGCTTCCTCCACGTTCCACATCGCGTACCTGGCGCCGACTTCGAAATCGTCGACTGTTTCCTCGATCCTGCAGGGTGCTTCCTGTAGCCATTCGTACTGACGGGGGAGAGCCTTCGGGTCAGCGTCTCCCGGGATGACCAGCACACGGCCTCGCGCCGTATTGGCCATGTACCGGAGCTTGACCACGTTGTTGCCGTAAGAGGCGCGGACGGTGAGCTTCGTGTCAAGTGCGGCAAGCGCCGACTCCAGCGCCTCCATCTTGGAGGTGTGAAGAAAGTCGACCAGGCGATCACCCTGGGTCTGGGCGATGCCCAGCAGCTTGCACAGGTCCGACTTGCGCATACCGCGCTTCATCATCTCGTTCCACAGCGCGATCTTCGCCACCGTGACGGATGGCAGGTGGACGACGTGTTCGCCTTCTTCTGGCGGAGTGGCTTCCGGGATCGGCTTACGCGCGTCAACGTAGAGCGAGAGGGTCGTCTCGATGGCGTCCAGCGCTTCGCGGATAGCGTGCTCGCGGTCGTCGCCGAAGCTGTTCAGCTCCGGCAAGTCTCGGCAAAAAACGGCGACGCCAGGCGCGCTGTCGTCCTGTTCGAATCGAATTGCATAGTCGTACATGGTCACTCCTTCGGGGTGATCGTTCAGCGAGCAGGCGAGGGGGCTCGTTAGAGCCCCAGTTGCTTGATGATCGCCTTGCGGGTCGTCTGAATTCGCTGAACTTCATCACCTCGTCTCTGTTGTTTGGATGGGTTCATCATACAACAAATTTGTGGTGATACAACAAAAAAGTGGTATTTATTCTTGCGGGCGGCGCTCGGCGCTGCGGGGAGTGCGGCCCCTTGAAAAGCCCTGCCCGCACCTACTCACAGACCCCGCCTCACGCGGGGTTTTTCATTTCCGCCCCGCCGAGGGGATCCGAGACCATGAAAATGCCCGACAAAGACCCCATCACGTGGGCTGCGCTGCTTGCGTGGCTGTCTGCGCACTATCCGCAGTTGTACGCCGCCGGCCTGTCCTTTGTGGTCGCGCTGACCCGGGTGATCTACGGCGGTGGAACGCGGCGCCAGGCGTTGCTCGAGGCAACGCTCTGCACCTTGATTACCTTGGGCCTGATTCCGGTCCTTGAGTGGTTCGGCCTGCCACAGAACATGGCTACCGCTGCTGGGGTGTTCACCGGCTTCCTAGGGGTGAAGAAGATCGCCGAGTTCGCTGATCGGATCGCCGACTGGAAGTTTCCGCGTCGGGGGGCTGGCGAATGAAGATCAGCGCAGATCAACTCGACCGCGCTACCGGCTGCGGTGCTTCTACTGCCGGGCTCTGGGTCGACCACATCAACGGCTCCATGGCTCGGTTTGAGATCAACACCGCCGAGCGCCAGGCGATGTTCCTGGCCCAGGTCGGGCACGAAAGCCAAAGCCTCAAGCGCGTGGTCGAGAACCTGAACTACTCCGCCGAGGGGCTGCTCAAGACCTGGCCGACGCGTTTTACGCCGGTTGAGGCGAAGCAGTACGCCCGACAGCCTGAGCACATCGCGAACCGCGTCTACGCAAACCGGATGGGCAACGGGTCGCCGGATACGGGCGATGGGTATCGATACCGTGGCCGCGGCCTGATCATGATCACCGGCCGCGACAACTACACCGAAGCTGCACGTGCCCTGGCGCTGCCACTGGTAGCGCAACCGGAACTGCTGGAGCAACGGACCTGGGCAGCAATCGCCGCGGGGTGGTGGTGGAAGTCGCGGGGTTTAAACGACCTGGCTGACCAAGGCCGATTCGAGCGGATCACTCTGAAGATCAACGGCGGCTACAACGGTGCTGAGGATCGAGTGGCGCGTCTCGAATGGGCGCGCGCAGCGCTGGCGGGTGCGTGATGAGGTGGGTTCCATGGTTGATCGTCGCGCTCGTTGCGATGGGGATGATGTGGCGGATGGACCGCCTGAGCCTGCAAGTGACCGCAGAGCGGGAGCGTGCTGACGTCGCGGCGCAGGAGCGTGACCGCAACCAGCAACTGATTGACCTACAGGCCGGCGTCCTCGCTGAACAGCAACGCCAACTCGGCCGCGTCGCCGAGATCGAACGGCAAACCCGCCAGCTCGGCCAAGCCCTGGAGGTCCAGGGCGCGCGCCATGCTGCGGCGTTACGGGAGTTGAAAGAGAATGACCAGGCTGTTCGCGACTGGCTGCGTGATGGCATCCCTGCTGGCCTTGGCCGGATGTACGCCCGCCCCGAAACCACTGACCCCAGCGCCTACCGCGCAGCAGGCCAAGTGCCCGCTGACGCCGTGTCGGCTCCCCGGCCGTCCGCCGCTAGCGAACGGTGAGGATGCAACCGCGGCGATCGATGCTGTTGAGGCTGCGTTGACAGCGTGCGCGGTCCAAGTCCTGGACTGCATGGAGCGTCAGCGAGTGGATGAGCGATGAGAGGCAGTATCTCCGCCCGAGATCTCGATGATGCGGTGGCGTCTCTACGGGGCCTCGGTGGCGACCTGCCGAACAAAGTGTTGGCCGACGCCTTGAACCACACCGCGAACCAGGCGAATCAGGCGCTGGTCGGGGAGATCGGCCAAGTCTTCGACCGACCGACACCGTTCACCCGTAACGCCATCCGCATCCTGCATGCCACCTCAATCCGGCTTGAGGCGGCCTTGTGGGTGAAGGACGAAAAGGACCATGCCTCAAAGGGGCAGGCGCCGGAGGACTGGGTAGCTCCCCAGGTCTTCGGAGGGCCGAGGGTGGACAAGGCGTCGGAGCGGAACCTCCGGGCCCGGGGCATCCTGCCGGCGGGCATGTTCGTCGTTCCAGCGGAGGGTACCCGGCTGGACCAGTACGGCAACATGAGCCGCGGCCAGATGATCCAGATCCTTTCCGGCCTGGGCGCCCTGGAATACCGAGCGGGGTTCAAAGGAAACGCCACCCAGTCGGCGCGTTCCTTGACGAGGGGACACCAACTCGCGTACTTCGTGATGCACCGTGGCCGCCGACCGATTGGCATCGCCGAGCGCCGTGGACGGACGTTGACCATGGTCCTCGCCTTCGTCCGCCAGCCTCAGTACCGCGTGCGCTTCCAATTTCACGAAGTCGTTCGGCGTGTTGCCGAGGACGACGCGCGCCTAGAGGCGAACATCGAGCGGGCCCTGGCGAAAGCGTTGCGCTGAACCGTTGGTGGGTGGCTTGGCCGGGCGGAGCGGGGTTAGTTCAACCCGGGCCGGCGGTGGCCACTTGCAGGTGGGGTGTCGCGAAAAGCGGGGCAGTGACGTGCTACTCGTAAAGCACCGGGGGCCCCTGAAGCGTGGCCCTTGGAGAGGGTAATTCGAACCCCGCTTTTCCACTATGTATGGCCCAAATTCTGAGGTTGGTTGTTGTGTTGTTATGAGCAAACCAGATATCACTCGGCAGCCTCACTGGCTCAACAAAAGCCGGATGGCGACGAGCCTCGGTATAAGCACGCAAGCCTTTGATAAATGGGGCGTCGAGCCGGTTGCAAGGATTGGCCGAGAGGCCTTCTATGACGTCCGCTCGGTACTGGAAAACCGCCTCGACTTCGCGGAGCGGAAACACCAACCAGACGGTGATGTTCCGGAAGGCATCGACCCGCTGGCAGAACATAAGCTGACGCAGGAGCGTCTGCGCCTCACTTCGGCCCAGGCCGACGCCCAGGAGAAGAAGAACCTGGTCGCCGACAAGCATCTGGTGCCTACCGAGTTTGCGGTCTTCGCCCTGGGCAAGATCGCTGCCCAGATTGGTTCAATTCTCGACACGGTGCCCTTGAAGTTGCGCCGCAAGCACCCGGACCTCGACGTGCGACACGTCGAGGCGCTGCAGCGAGAGATCGCTCTGGCGCGCAACCGCGCTTCCGAGTTGGGCGATCTACTCCCGGGTATGCTGGATGAATATGTCGAGTCCTTGGCTGAATGACCTGCAGAAGCAAGTTCGCCTCGGCCTTGAGTCCCTATTCCGCGAACCACCGCTGACTGCGGTGGAGTGGGCGGACAAGCATTTCTATTTGTCGTCCGAGTCCTCTTACCAGGAAGGAAAGTGGGAAACCGCAGCGTTCCAGGTTGGAATCCTGAACGCGATGGGCAACGACCTGATCCGCGTGGTGAACCTGATCAAGTCTGCACGGGTCGGCTACACCAAGATGCTGATGGCGAACATCGGCTACAAGCTCCAGCACAAAAAGCGCAACGTGCTGAGCTACTGCCCGACGGACCCTGACGCCGAAGAGCTGATGAAGCGGCACGTTGAGTCGTTCATCCGCGATGTTCCGGTCTTACTCGCCCTCGCGCCGTGGTATGGGAAGAAGCACCGGGACAACACCCTCGCCGCGAAGAAGTTCAGCCACCAGAAGATGCTCTGGTGCCTGGGCGGTAAGGCCGCGCGAAACTACCGCGAGAAGTCGCCCGACGAGGTCATCTACGACGAGCTGTCGAAATTCGACGCCGACATTGAGGGCGAGGGCTCGCCAACCTTTCTCGGCGACAAGCGCCTGGAGGGGGCCACCTTCAAGAAGTCGATCCGCGGTTCCACACCGGGGACGGTGGGCGAGTGCCAGATCACAAAGGCTGCTGAAGAGTCGCCGCATTTCATGCGCTTTCACATCCGCTGCCCGCATTGCCACGGAGAACAGTTCCTGAAGTGGGGCGGCAAGGACTGCTCGTTCGGCATCAAATACGAGACCAACGCGCTGGGTGAGGCGGAGAAGGCCTGGTACACCTGCGAGCACAACGGCTGCGTGATCGAGTATCACGAGGCGGTAGAGGCTGCGAACGATGGCCGCTGGATTTGTGAGCGGACCGGCCTCTGGACGCACGATTCCATGGACTGGTTCAAGGCCGACGGCGAGCCAGCCCGTACGCCTCGCTCTGTCACTTTCCACATCTGGACCGCGTACAGCGTCTTCACCACCTGGCTCGACATGGTCGGCGACTGGCTGAACGTGAAGGGCGACCGCGAAAAGCTGATCACCTTCGTCAACACCACCTTGGGCGAAACCTGGGAGGGTGACCAGGGCGAAAAGCTAGAGTGGGAGAACCTCTATGGTCGGCGCGAGATCTGGCAGCACCTGCCCGCGCGCGTAGCCGCTCTGACCGGCTTCATCGACACCCAGGACGATCGCTACGAGGCGCGCATCTGGGCCTGGGCCGCGGGCGAGGAAGGTTGGTTGGTCGACCGCTGGATTCTGCAGGGCGACCCGGCTAGCGCCGAGTTGCGCCGGAAGGTCGGGCTCAAGCTCCACCAGCAGTACCAGCGTGAAGACGGTGTGAGCATGCGCGTTGCGCTCTGGGGATGGGACTCCGGCGGTCACTACACCGACGAGGTGTACGAGGAGAGCAAGAAGCACGGCCTGTTGTGGGTCATCCCGACCAAGGGGCACAACGTCTACGGCAAGCCCATTGCAATGTTCCCCAACAACAAGAACAAGGCTGGCGTCTACCTGACGATGATCGGTACGGACAACGCCAAGGAGCTGATCTACAGCCGTCTGAAGCTTCAGCCCGAGCCAGGCAAGGTTCTCCCCGGCGTGATGCATCTGCCAGCCAGCGACGCGATCTGCGACGAGAGCGAACTGAAGCAGCTCACTGCCGAAACCAAGGTGATGAAGATCGAGAAGGGCCAGCGCGTGTATCGCTGGGACGCGAAGGGGCGCCGGAACGAGGCACTGGACTGCGCCGTCGGCGCTCTGGCAATGCTGCGAGTCGCCCAGCAGCGCTTCGGCCTGGTCCTCGATACGCCGCCCACCACTTCCACTGCACCATCGGTCCCGACCACCAAACGCCGCAGCTCCGGCAGCGGCTATCTGAAACAACGTCGATAACCACGCGAGGCGGATATGACCGAAGCGCAGCAACGGTTGGCGGATGTGCGCGCGGCCATCCATGACATTCTCACCAAGGGGCAGACCATCACCAAGGATGGTCGCAAGCTTGAGCGCGCGCAGTTGGCGAGTCTGCGGATGCTGGAAAGCCAGTACGTGGCAGATGCGGGACAGGAGTCGGCGCTCAGTGGTCGGCGCTCCCGGGTGTGTCGGCTGTACCCTGCCGGGAAGGGGGTGTGATGGCCAGGTATCCTCATCTGACCCGGGCGGGCTTCATGCTTCCAGACCGGATTAAGAACAGCTATGACGGTGCCGGAACAGGCCGCCGCGCGCAGAACTGGGATGCGCCGCCGGGCTCGATCAATACCTTGTCGCTCCCTGCACTGCCACTGCTACGCAAGCGCTCCCGAGCTGCGACGCGCAACGACCCCTACGCGGGTGGTGCGATCGACACACGGGTGAGCAACCTCATTGGTTCCGGCATCGTGCCAATGCCGACGATTCAGGACAAGGCGCTGCGGCGGTTGTTGCTGGAGCTCTGGCTGGACTGGACCGACGAGTCGGATGCCGACGAGCGGACCGACTTCTATGGACAGCAGGCACTGGCGGCGCGAATGGTCGAGGAGAGCGGCGAGTGCTTTATTCGTCTGCGCCCGAGGCGGCCGGAGGACGACCTAGCCGTGCCGTTGCAGTTGCAATTGCTGCCTGCCGAGTTCGTTCCGGTCGAGAAGAACGAGGTGGCACGCAACGGTAATTTGATCCGGGCCGGCATTGAGTTCAACGCCCTGGGCAAGCGGGTGGCGTACTGGATGTATCGGCGTCACCCCGGCGACAGCGCAGTGATGGCGGCGGGCTACAACCAACTGGTGCGGGTGCCGGCCAGCGAGGTACTACACGTCTTCGAGCCGTTGGAGGCAGGACAGTTGCGGGGGGTTCCCCGACTGTCTCGGGTTCTACTGCGGCTGCGCTCGTTGGACAACTTCGACGATGCGGTGCTGTTCCGCCAGGAGGTAGCCAATCTGTTCGCCGGATTCATTACTCGGCCGAGCCCAGGCGACTTGCCTCCCATCGATCCCATCAACGGTGGACCGGTGCGTATGGACGGTGACGGCTTCACGCCGATGGTGGGATTGGAGCCGGGCACCATGCAGGAGTTGCTGCCAGGCGAGCAAGTGGAGTTCTCCAAGCCGCCGGAGGCTGGTAACAACTATCCGGACTTCATGCGGCAGCAACTCCAGGCTGCGGCGATGGGAACTGGAGTGCCCTACGAGCTGTTCACCGGCGATCTGAGGAACGTAAATGACCGGGTGATCAGGGTAGTGCTCAACGAGTTTCGCCGGCGCCTGGAACAGCTTCAGTTCAGCGTCTACATCCACCAGCTTTGCCGACCGGTGAGGGCGGCGTGGATGGACATGGCGTACTTATCCGGTGCCTTGGATCTACCCGACTACGCACGCCGACGGCGCGAGTATTTGCGCACTCGCTGGGTGCCCCAGGGGTGGGAGTACATTCACCCAGTGCAGGACGTGCAGGGCAAGGTTCTAGAGATCCAGGCGGGGTTGGCCTCGCGTAGCGAGGTAGTGCTGCGCAAGGGCTATGACGCGGAAACCATCGACGAAGAAAACGCGGCAGACCAGGCACGTGCCCACGTGCTTGGTCTCAACTACACAACGGCTCCGGGGTCGCCGGATCCCGCCGATGAGGGAACACCATGACCGAACAATCAGCGCTTCGTGCGCAGGCGCTTGCACTCGGCCTGCACATTTTCAACAAGGTCCCGGATGTACCGGCGCCCCAGGACGAGACCTGGTACCGCATCAAGGCTGCAGCCGAGGGTGAGCCGGACCAGGCCATCGAGGTCTACATCTACGGTGAGATTGGTACTTGGGGGATCACGGCCAACCAGTTTATCCAGGACCTGAAGGCCGTAGACGATGGTTCTTCGCCAGTGCTGGTGGCTTTCAACTCCATTGGTGGCGACCTATTCGACGGACTGGCGATCCACAACGTGCTCAACCGCCTGGGCGAGCGCTGTACAGCCCGCATCGATGCACTGGCGGCGAGTGCGGCAAGCGTGGCGGCCTGCGGCGCGCATCGGTTGGAGATGGCTTCCAATTCCATGCTGATGATCCACAACCCCTGGACCTGGGCCGGCGGCGATGCCGACGATCTGCGCAAGGTGGCCGAGGTACTGGACCAGACGCTGGAAGCCATCGTCGCCTCCTACAAGCGCAAGGCGCCCGAGATCGACGATGGTGAGCTCCGGCAGATGATCAAGGACGAGACTTGGCTGACGGCCAGTGAGGCCAAGACGCTCGGACTGTGCGACGAAGTGCTGGACGGGGTGGCTGTGAAGGCGGTGGTGGGCGATGGCGGTGCGTTGCGTAAGTACCGCAATACTCCCCAGACGCTGCTTGCTCAACTCGATAAGCCGCCGCTGAGCGATACACCTGCACCGACAGAGGGCCGTGTTCCTGAACATGATCCCGAACCCCCTGTAACCCAACCCACTGCCGCCGCCCTGGCAGCACGGATTATCCGTAGCTGCTCGGAGGCCGGTATCAGTAACCTCGTGGAGGCCCTGACCGTGTCTGGAGACCTGAAAGACGAGGCGAGTGTGGATGCAGCGGTCAACCGGGCCAAGGCGGTCCGCGATCTGTGCATCAGTGCGCGCCTGCCGGAACTTGCCGCCGACTATGTGAAAGCTGGCCTCGAACCAGACGCCGTACGAGCCAGGCTGTTCGACAAGCTGGCTGGCAACGGCTTCGGCGAAATCATCAACACCCTGCCACTCGAGGATGATCCGACGCCCCCCAGCAAGGCCAGGGCTGCGACGCCGTCGAAGGTGTACGCCGCGCGTCGGGCTGCCCAAACCGCTAAACCCAAGGCTTCGAAAGGAGAAGCATGATGACCAAAACCGAAGGCTTTCACGCCGGTGAGTTCCTCCTCTCGGAGGGGGCCGGTTCCATTTCCCGCGAACAGGTGACCCTGGCCGCTACCGCGAAGGCCCTGCCAGCCGGCCAGGTGCTGGGTATCGTCACGGCGTCGGGCCAATACGCGCCCTACGACGATGCGGCCACAGATGGCACCGAGGTGGCGGTGGCGATCCTGTATGCGCCCAAGCCGGCCTCGCCCGATCCTCAGGTGGTGACCGTGATTGCTCGTCTGGCCGAGGTGATCGATGTGGCGCTGACTGGTTTGAACGACGCTGCCCGTGGCGACCTCAAGGCCCGCAACCTCATTGTCCGCACCGGTACACCGTACTGACCGGCCCCTTTGAGTCCTCCCGAAGCCCCGCACCCGCGGGGCTTTTCATTTTCTATGGAGTAAACAATGGCTGACATCAACGTCTTCGAAGACGAGGCGTTCAGCGTCTCGTCCCTCACCGCTGCGATCAACGAAGCCCCCGAGGTGCCTGGCCGTCTGGCGGCTCTGGGACTCTTCGAGGAAGAGGGCAGCACCACCATCACCCAGCAGATCGAGAAGGACGGCGACACCTTGCACCTGGTGCCGGCCGCCGATCGTGGCGCGCCGGGCCTGGTGGTCACCGGCAGCAAGCGCGTGCTGATTCCGTTCAACAACGTGCACCTGCCGCAGACCTTCACCATCCTCGCCGACGAGATCCAAGGCATCCGTGCCTTCGGCGAGCAAACCGAGCTGCAGGCCGTGCAGGACGTGGTGAACAAGCGTCTGGGTAAGATGCGTCGTCAGCTCGACGCCACTCACGAGCACCAACGGATGGGCGCGGTGCTCGGTACCATCCTCGATGCCGACGGCAGCACTGTATTGCTCGACCTCTATGACCGCTTCGGTATCAGTGCTCAGGTCGTTCAGATGGAGCTAGGTAGCGCGACCACCAAGGTACGCCTGAAGGCCGGCGAAGCACTGGACGCGCAGGAGGATGCCCTGGGCAACATCCCCAGCAGCGGCTCGCGCGCGCTTTGTGGGAAGAACTTCTGGAATGCGCTGATCACCCACAAGTCGGTGGAGGAGACCTACCTCAACACCATGCAGGCCTCCCAACTGCGCGGTGATGCACGCGAGGAGTTCGAGTTTGGCGGCGTGATCTGGGAGCGCTACCGCGGCAAGGTGGGCGGTCGCTCCTTCATCCCAGATGATGAGGCACGGCTTGTGCCTATCGGAGTGCCGGAGCTGTTCCTGAGCATCTTCGCGCCGGCCAACTACATGGAGACCGTCAACACCCTGGGCCTGCCGTATTACGCCAAGCAGGAGGTCATGCCGTTCAACAAGGGCGTGGCTGGCGAAGCGCAGTCGAACCCTCTGCATATTTGCACCCGCCCTCGCGCAGTCATCAAGTTGGTGAAGTAGTGGCTGGCTTTGTCCAATTGGTCGCCGACATGGACGAGATCATCGCCGACGTCCTCGGCGATGGTGAGTTTGGCTACCTGGACCGCTCTGGCCGGCAGGTCGGCAATGCTGCGGTGATCGTTGAGGAAGGTGTTGAGCGCATGGAGGCCGGCGCCCTGGATCGGTACCGCACCATTGCGTGCCGCAAGGCCGTGTTGCAGCCCCTTGATCGAAAGGGGGCGTTCCTCGATTCCGATGGCCAGGTCTGGCGCATCGACGGCATCCATGCCGACGACGGCGACTGGATCACTTTCTACGTGGTGCCCGAATGAGCGACGTGATCGATGTACAGACCGCGGTCATCGGCCAACTGCTGGACCTGCTGGCCGCGGTACCGGCGTTCGGCGACGCCGTCCGTGAGGACTGGGTGGCCGGGGTGCTCGACGCCGAGGACAGCGACGAGCCCGAACGGCTGATCATCCTGCAGGAAGGGGACACCGTGGAACGAGACCGGTCGCCGGGCAGTGTCGTGGAGGAGTGGACCGTGAACATCGTCCCGATGGCGCGCGGCAGGGACGCCGCCCAGGCGTTGCGCGAGGCGCGCCTGGCGATCAAGCGGGTGCTCAAGGGCCACAAGGCCGGGCTGACGGTGCCCGGCCTGGTCCGTGTCGATTTTCCGGCATCCGCTGTGCGCCTGCCCGAGCCCGGCCGGCGCTGGGCCTATCGAGCCATCCCTCTGCAGGTCAGCTACTCGCAGCAGTTGTAACCCATCCACCAGGCCGCCTCCGGGCGGCCTCTACATTTCCGGAGGGCTCCATGCCCGAGATCATCGTTACCAGGCCGTTCAACTACCGCGAGGGGCTCGACGCGACCCACTACCCGGCGTCGAAGGGCGCCATCAGCGTTACCGCCGCCGTAGCTGCCCATGCCCTGGGCAAGGGCTACGCCACCGAGGCCAAGGCCAAGGCGCCGATTCCGGCAGCCACCGCCGAGCCGACCGGCGGCGACCAGAAGTAACCCACCCGAACCCATCAGGAGAGCCCCATGCTCCAGACCATCGACCGCTCGTTCATCGGCGAGGGCATCATCCATGCCCGCCTGTACGGATCGCAGGAACCGTTCCTGCCGCTCGGCAACTGCGACACCTTCAACATCAGCTTCGCCACCGACCGCAAGACGCTGCCCAACTACATGGGAGGCGGCGGCAACAGCAACGTCCGCGAGCGCGTCACCGACGTGACGTCCTCCATCGGAATGTTCGACCTGACCGCCGAGAATGTCGCCCTGGTGACGCGCTCCACCATCCAGGTGGCGCCCACCGCCGCGATCACCGACGAGGCGCATACCTCTCAGGGGGTTGCGCTGGAGTTGATCCCGTTCAAGTACCTGCCGGACCTGACCAAGCCCGTGACGGTGAAGACCGCGGGGGACGTCGAGGTGGCCCCGGGCACGGACTACCTGCTGGTACCTCACGGCATCCAGGTGCTGAGCGGCGGCAAGATCGATGCAACCGGCATCAAGGTCAGCTACACGCCGCGCCCGAGCCGGGCGGTGCATATGCTCAACGGCTCGCAGAAGGAGCTGGAGCTGTTCATCGCTGGCCTGAACGACGCGCAGTCGGGCGAGCCGTTCGCGCTGCGTCCTCGCCGCGTCAAGTTCGGCCTCCTGCAGGAACTGGCGGTGCTGGGCCAGGAATACGCCAAGCTCACCGGCCCGGCGGAACTGCTCGCAGATTCGCGGGTGACCGCGACCGACATTTCCAAGTTCTGCCAGATGGATCTAGCAGGATAAGAATGGAAATAAAAAGTTACTTTTAGAGAGGTAATATAAAGTCTCTCCAATATTGCGAATATAAATAGGGTGCCCAGGTATTGCTGTTATTTGGTGTTAACCCCCATATTTCTGGTAGGGGTGTCTTATTTATATTTGGCTAGGTTTAGTTCTGCGAGCCTGGAAACGGCTCGGTGGTCCTGCCTGTCGAGTGTAGGGCTAATAACTATTCGCTATGCAAGGAGCATCGCAAATGGGTACTTATCTGTTCCAATATGCACAAGATAAGGATTATGTGCTGGGTGTTTCCGATGAGCAGTCCGGCGCCAAAGTCGTACTGCGGAAAGCGCAAGGCACGCCATATCGCTTCATCCTTTGGGATGTCGATCAGAACACAGGGGTGATCACCCTGAACTCAAGCGGCGGCCAGTTGGCGATTGACCCGCAGGGTGGGAAGGTTTCGCCACAGAATATCCTGACGCTGGCTGTCGTGAATTCGAGTTCGAAGAGCCAACGCTTCGATATGGTGACGAAACCGCTCTACATCTTGAGCGTCCCCGAACCGGGGCTCTGTATCGACAACCAGAATCGTGTAACTAAAGACGGCAACCCGATCTGGCTCTACGAGTTCAACGGTTCGCAGGCTCAGCAATGGATCCCGCAGCGACTCTCGTTCGCGAAGGCTGACTTCTAAAAAATTAGCCTTTATAGAGCCTCCAGTATTTCCATGCTGGAGGCTCTTTTAAATGGTTTGTAAGTAGGTTCTTGGTTTCTCTGTTGGGACGAGGTTGTATCATTCAGAGACTTTTAGTGGGGCGTAATTTTTTGTGGCTCAAGAGAGTTAGCTAGTAATAGCCAGTTCTGATCTTAACCCGCCATATGGCGGGTTTTTTATTGTCCGGAGATTCTTATGGCGAGCCCAATGCAGCGCCTGATCCAGTTCGTTCTTCGCGGCCGGGACGAACTGTCGCCCGCCGCCCAGCAGTCGACCGAGGCGCTGGAAGGGCTGCGCACCACGGCGGCGAACCTGAACCGGCAGTTGGACGATGCGAAGGGTGCCCGCGGTCTGGTGACCACGCTCGGAACTACCGAGCGCGCCATTGCGCAGACGCAGACGTCGGTGCAGCGGGTGGACCGTACCATTGCGGACCTGCGCGAGGCGTTGGACCGCAACCCTGGGAGCCGGGGCCTGGCCGTGTCCCTGCAGATCGCGGAGCGGGACGCAGCGGGTCTGCGTCGGACCCTTGACCAACTGACCGCTCGGCACGCTGAGCAGCAACGTGCGGCGCGGGCGGCGGGCGTGGATACCGGGCAGCTTGCCAACGAGGAGCGGCGGCTGGCGTCGGTGGTCGACAACACCCGCGAGAGCATCGCGCAGAACAGCCGCGAGATCCGCGAGCTGGAACGTGCGCAGATGCGAGCGGCGCGGGAGGCGGCTGGCCACACCTCGCGCGTGACGGCGCTGCGCGAGGCCATGTCGTCCGGCGTTCGCCAGGCAGCCGCTTACGCCGCAGCCTTCGTCGGCATCCAGGCGGCGCTGAACCTGGTGCGCAGAGGAATCGGCCTGGTGCGTGATGGCATCGTCTCGATGCTGACCACCGGCGACCAGTTCGAGAATCTGCAGAACCGGCTTACGTCGCTGATGGGCTCGGTTGCCGAGGGGGAGCGGGCAACCGCCTGGATCAAGACCTTTGCCAAGGACACGCCGCTTCAGTTGGGCGACGTCACCGACGCCTTCGCGCTGCTGAAGGCCTACGGCCTGGACCCGATGGATGGGTCGCTGAAAGCAATCGAGGACCAGTCGGAGAAGCTGGGCGGCGGCATGGAGCGCCTGGAGGGCATCACGACGGCAGTCGGCCAGGCCTGGGCGAAGCAGAAGCTGCAGACCGAGGAGATCCTGCAACTGGTCGAGCGTGGCGTGCCGGTGTGGGACATGCTGGCCAAGGTCACCGGCAAGAATGCCGCGCAGCTGCAGGATCTGGCGAGCAAGGGCAAGCTTGGCCGGGACGTCATCAAGGCGCTGGTCGACGAAATGGGGCGCAGCTCCGAAGGGGCCGCTGCGAAGGCCATGAGCACCCTGACCGGTCTGGTCAGCAACCTCGGCGACACTGCGGCCGACTTTCTCAACCGCATTGCCAACGCCGGCGCGCTGGACCACGTCAAGAACAAGTTGAAGGAACTGGGTGACACCATCGCGCAGATGGACCAGGACGGGCGCCTCGACGCGTTGGCCAAGGGGCTGTCGGATGCCTTCGTCCAGGGCTCGGAATGGGTCGAGCGCTTCATCAAGCGCCTGGCCGACGTCGATTTCGGCACCCTGATCGACAAGACCTCGGCCTGGCTGAGCAGCTTCAGCACCCAACTGGACGACATGGCCTCGCGGGTGCAACTGTTCATCGCGCCGTTCCGGACGTTGTTCAACGGCGTTACCTCGGGCATCAGCGCTATCGCCCTGGCCTGGACCGGCACTATGTCGCTGATGGTCGCCGGCATCGAGAAGGTGGCGGAGAAGATCCCGGCGGCGCTGGGTGGGGAGCGCATCCGCAGTTCCGTCGCCGGCGTCCACGACTTGCTCAGCAGCATGAGCGAGGGTTTCCGCCAGCAGATCCAGCAGGACGCGCAGGATATCGCGGATGCCTGGGACACCAGCACCACGGCCACCGCCTCCGCCGCACAGCAGCAGAGCCAGGCGATCACCGACACCTTCACCGACCTGAAGGCGGGTGCGAAGAACGCGGCCGCCGAGGCGGTGCAGGCGGTGACCAGCCTGCAGAATGCCCTGGACCAGATCAGCGCGGCCAAGACCACCGAGCAACTGACCGCCCTGCAGGGGGAAATGCTCAAGGCCTACCAGGCTGGCATGCTGAGCCAGCAGGAGTATGCGAACGGCGCCGGTGTCCTCAACGCGAAGCTGACCGAACTGAAGTCGACCGCCAGCGGCGCCGCCCTGGGGGTGTCTGACCTCAGTACCGGCCTGGAGAACTTGAAGCAGGTCCAGGACGCGATCAGCAGCGCGAAGACCACGGTCGATATCCAGAACATCCGGACGGCGCTGGGCCGGTTGTACAACGACGGCACGATCAGCGCGCGGGAGTTCAACCAGGAACAGACCAAGCTGTCCGCCAAGATCAAGGAGCTGAAGGCGGCCGGCGAGGAGGGCGCCAAGGGTATGCAGGCGGTCGCGGAGTCCTCGGACAAGGCGGCCAAATCGCTCTCGGACCAGCGCAAGGCCATTGGCGAATCGATGGAGGCGACCCGCAAGGGAGTAGCGTCGACGAAGGACGACATGGGCGCCTTCGAAGGGTTCTTCGGTGGGGTGTTGAGCACCGCGCGGCAGGGCGTTGCGCAGTTGGGCCAGGAAGCGCTGAACGCCTTCGATGCGATGCGTGGGATCTCCACCGTCGATCTCAGCATCGACACCAGCAGCCTGGACGCCACGTCGCGCTCCCTGGCCAAGGTCAGCGAGCAACTGGCCCGGATCAAGGCCGAGTCGGGCGTGGGCATGAGCGGTTTCGGGCGCTGGGCGATGGATACCCAGCGGGCCAGCCTGGAGATCCAGGCTGCGTACCTGGAGCAGAAGCGCAGCTTGCAGAGCCTGATGGACGACTACGAGCGCGGGACCATGAAGCTGGGCGACTTCGTGTCGGCGGCCAAGGGCGCTCGAAATGGCCTCAGCCTGCTGAACGATTCGGACATGCGGCAACTGGAGAGCGCGATCGAGGCGGCCAATCAGAAGATCCAGCAACTCAAGGAAGGCTCGAAGTCGACGCTGGTCAGCCTGCGCGAGGAACTGGCGGGGCTGCGCGGCGAGCAGGAAGCCGTGGATCGCAGCCGGTTCAACAGCCGCAAGGCCGAGTTGCAGCAGCAGTTGGCCGAGGCCCAGGGCAGCGGCGACATGAACGCGGTACAGAACCTGATGACGGCGCTGGCCACCCTGCAGCAGATCCAGGCCGAGACGGACGCCAAGCGGCAGCGGGAGGAGCAGCAGAAGCGGGTGGACGAGCAGAACGCCGCCAAGGCCGCGGCGGCGCCGCCTGCCTCGCCGCCGGCTTCGAGTCCTCCGCCCCGGGTCGTTCGTTTCGAGACGCCGCGGGGAGCCGTTGACGTGGCGGTGGCCAGCGAACAGGACGAAACCAACCTGCTCGGCGTGCTCGAGCAGGCCAGCATGAGGACCGGCCGATGAGGCTCGATGCGGTGGAACTGGGCGACCAGTTCGAGTGGGTGGACGAGTTCACCTGGGATGCGGTGGCACAAGAGCAGGAACGCTCCCTGACCGGCGCGCTGTTGGTGCAGGAAGGCACCAAGCTGCATGGACGCCCGATCACACTGCGTTCCGGGGGAGGGGTATGGACGCCGCTGTGGGTCGTGCGGCAGTTGGAGGTGCTGCGCGACCAGCGCCTGCGGGTCATGCCGCTAGTGCTGCCAGACGGCCGCGAATTCTCGGTGATCTTCAACCGCGCCGACGGGGCGCCGCTGGAAGCCGAACCGCTGTTCCGCGAGGTCAACCCCGGTCCGGACGCCGACTACCTGGTGACGTTGCGACTGCTCACCGTAGCGCCGCCCTCGGCACCGCCCACCCCCGACCCTTGATCCCACACCCCGCCTCGGCGGGGTTTTCTTTTCTGGCTGGAGTGTTCCATGACGATCACCGTCGATGATGTAAAGCTGCTGAAATCCCAGCGCCTCACCGATGAGGACGACGGCGGCGGCCGTGCCACCGGGCAGGCCGTGGTGGATCGCGAGATCAACAACCTGTTTCCCGATATCTCGCGCCTGGACCGGACCATCGGCCGGATCAACCTGCGCAAGGCCTTCGCCGGCATCAGCTCGAACAGCGCCGAGCCATACCTGGGCGCTCATGCCATCGTCACGCGGGCGCCGGCCGATCCGCGTGTCTCGGTGCTGCTGTTCAACACCGGTAGCCAGACCGACGAGCGCCGCGACGCGCGCAACGCCATCGAGTCCTTCGTGGTGCCGGCCGTGTCTGCCTCGTTCGAACTGCTGGGCAACCAGTTGCAGGGCCAGCGCGCCATCGCTTGCGTGCAGCGCGAAGAACAGCGGCTGCCCGAGATCGGCGAGGTCTATCAGTTGGTGTTCGAGTCGCGCTCGCAGTATGTCCGCATCACCGACGTCGAGGCGCGGCTGGAACAGTTCGCCCACGACTACGGCAACGGCAACTTCGTGAACTTCACCCGGCGCCGGCTGGACCTGTCGATCAGCGCGCCGCTGGGCGCGACCTTCCCCGGCGGCCAGGTGACGCCAGGTGGCACCACTACCCCGAAAAGCCAGGTGCTCAGCACCCAGGTCGCCGATGCCGCGCGGTACTACGGCATCAGCCCCCTGGCCGAGGCTGTCAGCCGCGGCGCGCTGAGCCTGCGGGTCAAGTCGGTCTATTCCCAACTGGTGCCCAGTACCACCCGGGAAAACGCGCTGGTCGACCAACTGGCCGGCTACCAGCGGCGCCTGTTCGCTGCGGCCGGGCCGGCGCGGACGGTCAACCTGAATGTCGCGAACATAGGCAGCGGCAGGTCGCGGACGTTCCTCGGCACCGGCTGCGCGCCGGGTTCGCTGTCGCTGAGCGCCGGCGGCGGTGTGTTCGCCGACGACCGCAAGGGAGGCCTGCGCTACATCAGCGGTTCGAACTGGATTGCCAGCGGTACCGTCGACTACGAGAGCGGCGCAATCGAGATGGCGGCCTCCGGCAGCGGCTGGAGCGGGACAGCGAGCGCCACCTACCAGCCTGCCGCCGCGGCGACGGGCGAAGCGGTGACCGGGGAGATCCCTATCGAACTGGGCAACCGCGGCTTCGTCTACACCCTGTCGCTGTCCGAAGCGCCGCCCCAGCCGGGCACCCTGGTGGTCTCGTTCCTCGCCCTGGGCAAATGGCAGGAGATCCGCGACCAGGGCAACGGCGAATTGGCCGGGGAAGGCACCGGCACGGTGGACTTCGCGACCGGCTCGGTATCCATCACCCTGAGCGCGCTGCCGGACGTGGGGAGTTCGCTGATCTACGCCTACGTCGGGCAGAACGATGCGGCGCTGACCCAGCGCACCGGCACCAGCGTGCAGGCGCGCGCACGGATCAACCGGACGTTGCCGCACCAGGGGCTGTTGCCCGGCTCCTACAAGGCGACGTTCAAGGTCGGCGGGGTAGAGCGCACCGTGCTCGATAGCGGCAACGGCTCGCTCAGCGGTACCGGTGGCAGCGGCCAGATCAACTATGCCGACGGCAAGGTCAGCATGGAATTGAGCGCCACCCCGGATGCCGGGAGTGGGATCGTGCATACCTACCAGCAGGGCAGCGTGACCGACAGCCCGCTGGCGGTGACCTCCGACAGCACCGGCATGTGCATCGGCACTCTCCCCGGGGCGCCGCTCAAGGCGGGCAGCGTGCGCCTATCGTGGATCACCAAGCGTCGCCAGGCGGCACCGACCCTCGGTGCTGACATGGGCACCGGGGCGCTGCCGATCTTCGAATCGGAGATCACCGTGGACAACTCGGTGACCGACGACGCCGCCGGCGGCTGGGCCGGGCGCGCCGGGACGATCAACTACGAGACCGGCGAATTCAGCCTGAAGGTGGCCGGCAACTACGTGTTCAAGGAGTACACCTACTACACCGACACGGTCGACAACTTCGGCATGAAGAAGCTGCGTCTGGTGGCCACCGATACCACGTTGCTGGAGGGGTTCGGCGGCACGCTGAGCGTGCGCGCGCAGAGCCGCGGCGTCGAGTACGGCGAGCAGACCGATTCGCAGACCGTCGCGCCGGTGACCCTGGACCTTTTGCCCGGCGTTGCCGAGCCGATCCTGCCGGGCTCGCTGGTGTTCACCTGGGCCGGCGAGGTCTACGTCGATCGCTCCGGTGTGCTCTACAAGAACATCAACAGCAGCACCAACGCCGGCATCGCCGTCGGCTCGGTGGACTACGCCGGCCGTACCGCGACGCTGAATACCTATGGCTCGGGGGCGGCGCCGACGGTCACGCTGCTGGCCTGTCTGACCACCAACGCCGGCTTCAGCGTCACCAGCATGACCTTCCGCACGCCGGGGGCGCCGCTGCGTTCTGCGAGCCTGCAGGTGACGGCGGTTCGCCTGGATACCGCGCAGATCGTGACGACCACGGCGGACGCGAACGGTAAGCTCAATGGCGCGGTGATCAAGGGTAGCGTCGATATCGTGACCGGCATCGTCCGGCTGCGCTTCACCAGCAATCTGGAGGACACCACTGGGGCCAGCGATATCCCGGTGATTCCGCTGCTGCTGCGCTACAACGCGGTCGTCTTCACCTCGCTGCCGCTGGACGCCACCCTGCTGGGCCTGGACCCGGTGCGACTGCCGGCGGACGGGCGGGTGCCGGTGTTCCGCGAGGGCGACGTGATGGTGGTTGCCCATACCGCCGAGACCACGGTGCCGAGTCCTCAAGCTGGCGGCGTGCTGCAGCTCGGCCGCGACCAGCAGGCCGAGATCAAGGTGGTGGACGCCAACGCGGTGGAACTGGCCTCGGCGGGCTACAGCGTCGACCTGGAACGCGGCCGGGTGACATGGGCCAACCCGCTGGTCCTGCAGGATGCCGAGGGCAACCCGCTGACCCTACCGCTGGTGGTGCGCGACCGGGTCGAGCACATGACCCTCTGCACCGAGGTCCAAGTGAACGGCGAGTTGGGAATCTCCTCGCCGCTGCCCTGGGATCTGCCGGCGGGCGAAACGCTGGCGTCCAGTGCGCTGAGCTGGGGCGACCTGCAGGCGCGGCTGCACCACTGGTTCACCCAGCGGACCTGGGATATCGGCTCGCCGAACTGGACCGACGAGCCCAAGGGCGACGGGACCACCGCCAACTACAACAGCCTCGCCTATCCGCCGCTGATCGCCAACCGCGGTGCGATCGATGCGAAGTGGGCGCTGGTGTTCAACTCCTCGACCAGTTTCAGCGTGGTGGAGGAGAAGCTGGGGGTGATCGCCAACGGCACTACCACCACCGATACGGCGCCGATCAACCCGGAGACGAACACGCCGTACTTCACCATCCGCAAGGAGGGCTGGGGCAGTGGCTGGGCGGCCGGCAACGCGGTGCGCTTCAACACCGACTCGTGCCTGGGGCCGATGTGGATCGTACGGACGGTGCTGAGTGGCAAGGGCACCGTCGAGGACGATGAATTCCACCTACAGATCAGAGGAGACGCGGACTGATGACCGCTCGACAGTACAGCTATCGGGACGCCGGAGCACCGCCGGCGCTCTTCCCGTCGGCGGTGACGCCGTTCCAGAAGCTCAAGAGTTACCTGCGCGCGGCGCTGGTCGATGGCTACGGCAACAAGCCACCGGCAGGGTGGACCGTGGTAAGCGAGTTCGACACTGCCATCACCCTGGCTCCCGCGTCCAACTGTGCACAGATCACCTTCTGCCAGCACTTGCCAAGTAGTAGCGGTAGCAGCTACCGGGACTTCATCGGGATCTATGTACATGAGGGCATGCTGGATATCAGTACTCCGCTTCCAAAGGGGGTCAACACGCGATCGCGTACGTGGTCGGCGGATACCAACCCCACCAGCAATGATGCCCATATCCTCTATATGGGCTACATGTACTGGAACTACGCCACCTATTGGCAGATCTGCGCGGATGCCGAGACGTTTGTCTTTTGCATGCTGGCGGATAGGGGCTATGAGAATACGAGCGAGGACTACAGCCTTGGCCTCTATGTCGGGCAGTACGAGAGCTTTAGTGGCGCCTCTGGCGTTCAGGGATTCATCGCCGTCGGTGGCGCCCAGGGGTATCAGAGTTCAGCCAGCCGAAGTACCAACCGGTCCTTTGGGAGTGGGTTCAGTTCACTGCGTGACCAGCGCTCGGGGGAGATCATCCAAGGCGGCGGCGCCGCCCTGGGGGCGCAGATGGACCAGATGCAGTACCAGAGCATGTACTACGACAGGCCAGAGGGAGAGAATCCGCCCTATTGGCGTATGCAGCAGCCCTATGTGGCGAACGGCGCGAACTACGTCGGCCGCCTGAAGGGTGTGTGTTTCGACCCGATCCTGGGCCATTACCGCCACGGACATCTGCTGGATCGGCTAGGCCTGCCCCTGGCCGCAACCTCGGTGGCGGAGGCGGTGCAGATGGATGGCAAGACCTACTACGTGGATATGGACCGTTGGGGGCTCTGGTTCCTGTCTGTCGATCCGGCGTGGTGGCCAGCATGAGTGGGCTGATGCTGCAGGTGGTGCCGCCGGTTCAGGTCCGGCCCGATACCTGGCAGCAGCGCTTCGGCATTGGGCCGAAGTCGCTGCGCCCGCCTGTGGAGGTCGCCTGGTCGGGGGCCAGGCAGGCGATCTACCAGACCCTCGCCGTGAAGGTCACCCGCGAAGGGGAGGAGACTCCGGCGCGCAAGATCGCCACGCTGTATCGCGGGGCGGTGGTCACCGCGACTGCGATGACGGCGTCCTTCCAGGTCTACGAGGGCGAGACGGTGCAGCGCTTCGAGGCATCGGGCCTGCGCGGACAGTTCGTGATCCAGGTCACCGACGAAGGCGACCCGCGCCTGGGGATCATCCGCTGGCCGGTCCTCGATGCCGATACGCGCCTGCTCTCCTATGACCTGACCGAAGGCTCGGGCGGTCGAGATCCGACCGACCCGGCGAAGGTGCGGGCGGTCGTCACGGTCGACGGCGGTGCGGCGTTGCGCCAGGTGGTGGTCATCGAGCGCAAGCTCGATGGCGAGTGGCGGGTGGCCGGCGTGGGGCAGACGGCCGAGTCCGGGCGCGCCGAGATCGCCCTGGAGGTGACGGCCGGCGGGACCACTTACGCGATGGGGCTGGATGACTGGGGCGCGGTGTTCGAGCCGCGTCTCGCCGTCAGCCTGGGCCAGCGCGTGCGTCCGACGATCTTCTCTGGCTGGCTCTACGAGGTGACCGAGGCCGGGGTACTGCCGGCGGCTGAGCCGGGTTGGTGGCCGATCGAGGGCGACAACCCCAGCCGCCAGGTCGGCACGGCCCGTCTGCAGGCGACGCGTTACTACCGCCCGCTCAGCCACGGGCCCTTTCCTGTCGAGGCTCTATGATCAATGCGAGTTTCGGCGCCCCCTGGCAGAGGGCGGCGCCGCTTTCCGTGCGCGCCGTCCCGCTGCGCTGGCAGCGCCTGGTGTTTGCCGATGCGCGTAGCGGCGGGCTGTGGGGCTCCGGCCGACCACTGGCACGGCGTTGCGCCAGTGGCTGGTCCGGTGTACCGGTGCGTGATGCGGGCTGGGGGAGTGGCTGGGAGCACGCCGAGCAGCGCAACGCGGCAGCCCGCAGCGCTTGGGACAGCACCCGGGTGCTGGACGTGGAGAGAGAGCTAGGCTGGGATCGGACGCTGCGCCCGCGTGATCGGCGCCTGTCGCTGATCTACAACCCGCGCCCGTCGCCCAAGGACGCCGGCCGTCCACCCGGCTGGCGGCGCTCGGCCGAGTTCGACCGCTTCCGCGATGCGCTCTCGGAGAGGCGTGCCAGTCTCTACATCCCGACCGGGCTGCTCGACTTCAATTTCGGCCCGACCCGCTACACCCCGGCGAACACGCCCGACGTGTTCTTCGACTTCCGCTACGTGGCGCCGGTCCGTGGTGTCCGTCCGGTGGACGCCGGGGCGCGCAGCAGCTACGGCAGCCCGGCCCGCTTCGATGCGTTGCGGCGGATTCCCTGGGCATGGGGGCGGCCGACCGATCCGGTGCCGACGGGCATTGTCTACCCCGACTATCCGGGGCCGGTGGTACCGATAGATCCACCCACCGAGCCCGAGATACTGGAGACCTACATGATAGGAAACACGGTCACCCTGGTGGTGCTGCCGAGTCGCACGCCGCTGGATGCGACCAGCATTCGCATCGGCCTGGATATCGACTCGTTCGCCTGGTCGTTCTCGGCTGACCTCTTCGGTCGCACCTCGCTTGACCTGGCGGCGCCGGATGCCAACGGGCCGAAGACGGTAGAGCTGGAGATCAACGGCTGGACCTGGCGGTTTCTGGTCGAGCGTTACAGCGGCAGCGGCAAGCATCCGAGCGAGCGCTACACCATCAACGGCGCGAGCCGCACCCAACTGCTGGACGCGCCCTATGCGCCGAAGCGCAGCGCGGTGAACACGGCGCCGCTGAACGCACGTCAGGTTGTCGACGACCAGTTGCAGTACACCGGCTTTTCAGTGTCCTGGGACGTCGAGAACATGGGGCCGCCGGACTGGACGCTACCGGCCGGCGCCTTCAGCTACCAGGACCAGACGCCGATGCAGGTCATCGTCAAGCTGGCCGAGGTCGCCGGCGGCATCGTGCGGCCGGGCCTGATGGACGACTCGGTGACGATCCTGCCGCGGTATCGTGAGGCGACCTGGTACTGGGACACCGCGATTCCCGACCGGATCATCCCGGCCGCCATCGTCGCCGAGTGGGGCAGCGAGTGGAGTCCCCAGCCGGCATGGAATTTCGTCTACGTCAGCGGTACCAGCTACGGCGTCAGCGTGCAGGTGCGGCGCGCCGGTACCGCCGGCGAGGAGTCGGCGCCCGACGTCATGGAGGACTGGATGACCGGCACCGAGGTGGCGCGCTCGCGCGGGATCTGTGAGTTGTCGAAGGGCGGTAACCAGGCGATCGAGACGCGCCGTATCCCGTTGTTCCAGAAGGATGATGGGGTACCGGGCCTGGTGCAGCCGGGAATGCTGGTCGAGGTGAGGGACGAACAGGCGACGTGGCGCGGTCTCTGCCTGGCCACCGATATCTCGGCCGAGGGGGTAGGGGCTAGCCGCGTGTGGCAGACCCTGCGCATCGAGCGCCACTACTCGGGAGGCTCCTGATGGCGACGGTCAACCCCTGGCGTCGGTTCATCGGGCTCTTACCGGGCGGCGCGCGTACGGTGGGGGAGGTGATCGACGTCGACGAGGGCGCCGGCACCTGCCGCGTCCGCCTGCGAAACAACGTCGTGATCGCGGCTCGGGGCACGGCGGTGCCGGCCGGGCAGATGGCGTTCATCAGCGATGGCATGGTGACCGGGCCGGCGCCGCAGCTCCCCCAGTTCGATATCGAGGTTTGAAGCCTCCGGGGGAAGGCCCGGATGGTTACGCCCTGGTAGCCTCTCGGATTTTTAAGACAGAGGAAGAAATGAAGAGGGGCGTTGGTGTCATGCCCTGTCTCGGGTGTGATCCAACCATGGCCTTTGCTTTGATCGAACCACTTGATAGTTCCTGATTGGCGGGTAATCATGAATTTAGCGCTCCTTAAATACGGAGCAGGATAATTCCTGTTCGCCATTAGCGGTGGCGGGAGGGGGCTCACGGCCAATTTGATCTGCTATACGCTATTTATACTGGAGCGAGTGTTGAAAAGCCCCGCATGTACGGGGCTATTTATCGTATCAAAAGCCTTACAGGGCTTGTACTTGCTCGGCTTGCGGGCCCTTGGCACCTGCGGTAACGAAGAAGCTTACACGTTGCCCTTCACCAAGGGACTTGTATCCGCTGGCTTCAATTTGGCGGAAGTGCACAAAGACGTCTTCACCGCTTTCCGGGGTGATGAAGCCAAAACCTTTTACTTCGTTAAACCATTTAACGGTACCAGTCTGGCGAGTTGCCATGATGTATATCTCCAATGTTTGAAAGTGCGCAGGTATAAACCTGCGCTAGAACTGAATGCGGAGAGAAGGCAAACCGATGAGATGAAGATCAAACAGACTGAACATCAAGGCGGGGCGCTTAACTGGGCAAGCAGTAGAATCCACCATACAGGTTTCGGTGAGATTAGATAGCTTTATTTTTGCAAGGTGAGGAAATTGATGGATGGTTGGCGAGGACGTTGGCCTGTTGTAGATGCGGCACTTGTTCCGCAATTTCGAATGAGCCCTTGTAGAATCTGGGCTTCAAGGGTGTGAAGAAAATTTCAATGCGGAAAGGATTTCACCGCAATTAATTGAAATTTAAAGAAAAGTCGATGGACTTAAAATCCCTCGGGGGTAACCCCGTGCCGGTTCGACCCCGGCTCCGGGCACCATCGTGTTTCCTGGCGTTCAGCCGACTTCTGCGTTCCTTCCCCGATTTTCTTCCGGCCCGCCATCGCGCGGCAGTCAACGAGTCGACGTTGCCTTCTTTCCCTCCTCGGCCTTGGAGGCTTTTCATTCTAGTACGGCTCCGTATAGGGTTCGCCCTGGCTGGCGAGCGGGAGTGTTTGTTCAGCTTGAAGTAGTTGTCTTTGGAAGTTTGATTTTTTGTCGTTATCTTCTGCTCCTGCTTTTTAATTTCCTTTCCGAATATATTCAATTCACTGGCGGAATTATCCTCTTTTCTCCTGCATGAATTGGTAGGCGGTACTTCCTCGTTGCTGTGCTTTGCTGACAGGGAAGGATCGCGAATCAGGGTTTTTCGCCTCTTTCGTTTATGAACAGGAATTCATATATCGGAGATCAATCATGGCTTGGAAAGGTGAGGTTCTGGCTAATAACGAAGCAGGGCAGGTAACGTCGATTATCTACAATCCGGGCGATGTCATTACCATCGTCGCCGCCGGTTGGGCCAGTTACGGACCTACCCAGAAATGGGGGCCGCAGGGCGATCGGGAGCATCCGGACCAAGGGCTGATCTGCCACGATGCGTTTTGTGGTGCGCTGGTCATGAAGATTGGCAACAGCGGAACCATTCCGGTCAATACCGGGTTGTTCCGTTGGGTTGCACCCAATAATGTCCAGGGTGCAATCACTCTTATCTACAACGACGTGCCCGGAACCTATGGCAATAACTCCGGCTCGTTCAGTGTCAATATTGGAAAGGATCAGTCCTGA